AATAAAAAACTTATAGGGTATACATTCAATGATATATACCCTACAAGTTTAGATTACAGTATAGTTGACTATTATATCATGAAGAATTAATCTATTATCTTCAGATTGGTCTGGTCTATAATGTAATTTTATATGAGTCCAAGGGTTCCTAATTCTATCTAGAGTTCCCTGGCTTCTAGGTAAGGCAGATCTCCATACTCTAAATTTCTTTCTTAATTGAAACTTATCCTGATTAGTCCAATCAAATACTCCATATTGAAACTCATTTTCACATTCAACTTTATCTAATGTTCTAAATGGGATATAAGAATAACCATTAGGCTTACCTCCCTGAAGAGATCTATAAAATCCTTCCTCAGTTATTCTATATTTAGAATCCTCAGTAATTCTAAGGGTTGGATCACATCCTCTCGCAAAACAATCAGCTCTAAATTCAATATTATTAAATACCTTATCTAGAGGTTCATCTGGACAAACTATATAGTCAATTTCAGATGGATACATATTCCCAAAGAATTCATTAAATTTTCCTACGTTTTGTAAATACAGTTGGGTCTTAATACCAGTATTTCTAACTGATATAAAATCGTCTTGATAGTTAAACATAAATGGTATATTACCATAATCATAAAAACTTGTGAAGTTACCCATTATTTCAGAGTAACATAGACAAGTACTACTATTAGTAAAGTATATATCATTATGCAACTTATCTACCGAGGTAGAGAAAGTATTCATCTGATTAGTGTCAGAACCTCCATCAGAAGTTCCTATAACTAAGGAACCATAATCAGCTATATTATTATTACTCCAAGTTTTAAATCCTTTTTCCACAGATAGGTCCATTATTCCAGATCCAGTAATTACATTCATGGTTTTATTTAAATCATCCATAAAATATAATCCATTCTTAGTCTGGTTAATAGACCATTTATTTTTGGCTCCTATCTGATTAGTAATATATCTATATCCTGAGACTTTATAATTATTACCAATTTCTATAGGTATCTCATCCGAAGTAGGTATTTGTACTCTACTATTAAATAATATATTTGAAATACCTTTATCTTGGAAAGCTATAATCTCACTATTTAGAGTTTTAAGACTATTTAAAGGACCTAAAGACCCTTCTAGATCTAGAGTTGAAGTTAAATTAAGATTTGTCCAAGAATCTACTAGTTCTCCATTACTTTTAGTTAATGACCATAGAACTTGTGTAGGAAATTTTGTAGATTTAAATTGCTCTAAATTAAGAGTTCTATAGGTAAAATAATTATCTCTTTGAGAATATACTTCATTAACTAATCCATAATTAGTATCATTCTTATCTCTGACATCTATATTATATCTATTTCTGTCATACCTTCCATCTAGGTTTATATAAGATTCACATAAGAAAGATACTACATTAAATACTTCTTGTACATAAGAGGTATCGCTAAAGGTTCTTAGACAGTCATATCTACCCACAAATGTGTCTCCACTTAGATACTCTACTTTTACCTCTTGTCCATCTAGAATTTTAACTGAAGGTCCAGCAGGCAACCATAGATTATTATCTATAGCCTCTTTTGTATACCCACCATATGGATTCTTCACATTTCTCCTTAGTTCAGCTAATATTAAAAATCTGGCATCACTACTTAATTCTGCAGTAGAGAATAAAGTATTAGCTGGATTGTTAATCTTAATATCATCTATATTAAGAGAATGTTTCAGATAACCCATACTATCTCTCCAAAAAGGAGTTATATATGTTAAACTATCAGTATCTCCACCGCCTCCTGGATTATAAGATGAATAAGCTAATTCAAAATTTTGAGTACCTGAACCACCATTTAGAATGTCTACAGGAAATTGAGGAGCATTTCCTACATATTTCCAACCATTACCTCCAGTAATAGTTGTACTTGTACTTTGAAATCCTGGATTAGATTCAACATCTAACACTATCTCTCTGTCTAATGGAACACCTTCTGGAATCTTACCTACAGATGTACCTGATCCTTCCATTCCAGTTATGAAAATGTTGAAATCTACTGTGCCTTCTGCTGTAAACCCAGTACCAGAATTTAATCCATATGTAGTAGAAAAAGTAATCTTAAAAGAATTAACATATGTGCTAGGCCATCCAGCATCATTACTAGCGTTTACAACACTATATTCATAATCAAATGCAGCTTCAGTTTTATCATTACCAGAAATATCAGTATAATACGGAGATTTAGTAATAGTTAAGGTAATCCTGTAGTTAGCTAAGTTATATATTGTAGAATCTTCTTTGGCTAGTGTTCTAGTAGTCTTTTTATAAAATTCAGGAATAACTAAAGAGTAATTAACTCCTTCCTCCTTGGCTTCTTTAAAGGAAAATACTGCATGACTATTAGATTTAAACTTATAAACAGCAGGTTTAGGAGCAGCATTAATAGAGTTTTTTCCTGGGAGATATTCTCCAACTACATCAGCTAAAAAGATCTCATCAGGAGCTGTGTTGTATGTTATGGTTCCACCATTATCTACTGAAGCTGTACTATAAGGAATCAATGATTCTGTCCTAAGTACTTGTTGAGGTTTATATATTGGAAGAGTTAAAGATTCTTTAGTAGTATCAAACATTAGATTAGCTAAAGAATACTGTAACCATCCAGTATTCTTACTCTTTACATCGTAATCTTTAGCAGCAGCTCTTGAATCAAAGGAGAAGCTTTCAGGACTAAATATAGGTAATTGAGCATAAGCTTGATTTCCTTCATCATTATATTTTAATCCAGTAGCAGTTACTCCTACTTTTAATTTAGATCCAACCTCCCAATTAGTAGCTGTATCATAAGTGCCCCTACTAATATATCCAGAGGAGGCTCCTTCAGTATCACCTGAAACTACAGTAGCACCAATGCTAGAGGATGAGGAGGATAGTCCAGCAAGACCTGCAATAACACAACTAGTATCATCTAAATATGAATCTATAGTCTCATTATATTGTAGCTCAGGGCTCCAAAAAGAGACTATATTTTCATCTATAAAAGGTAAGCAAGCATTATCTAAAGTCCTGGGATTATCACCTCCTATTTCTATATCTCTAGGCCTATTTATAGATGGAGCAGAATTTCCAGTATGATATCTAAATATAAATGGATATTTATATTCATTATTATTATCTGAACTTATCCCAAAAGCATGATAGTCATCAGCAAATTCATATCCACCAGCTGGTGTAAGGAAGTGTCCAGAATTTAAATAAGTAGGATACCAATTCTCTGGAATAAATGCACTAGGATTACTTACCTGAGTGACCTCTTCATTGATAAAATTTTGCCCTAATTTATAAGGTCTTGCTACATGATCTACATAGGCAAAAGAGTTATTACTCTCCCTCTTTCTATCAAATCCTATAGTACTTGTTAATAACCCCTGAGCAATTACAGTCCTATCTGATAGCTCAGGCATTACTACTATAGGTCTAACTCTTTTATATCCTTCATTAGCAAGAACCTTAGTCATTAAGGGGTCTAAAGTAAGAACTCCTTTATTTAAATAAAGAAGGGTCTCATCTCCTTTAACTTCAGTTAAAAAAGGTTTATCACAGAGCCTATCCCAAGATTTTTCAAAATTGTTTCCTCCTAGATATACAGGATCAGACCATTTACCATTGGCCCTTTGAAATTGAACTCCTAGTCTATAAGTCTGTCCACTTTTAAAGTGTCTAAAATCTGATGCTTTAGTAAATAAGGATTCTGGTAGATAAGTATATAAGCCATTTTTAGCAAAGGCTTTTTGCTCTATAGCTATAGGGTCTCTATATTCCCAATTAAATACTTGGTCAGATATATTATCTAAGATTATTTCTTCTTGAGAAGCATCCTCTTGGATCTGTATATTACCTGCAAATAGAGTATTATCCTTGGAAGTAATAGTACCAGCAATTATCTCTTCTCCACCAACATATAATAATTTGGTAGAATCTATATCATCACCATAATAACCAGTATCTTGAATAACAGCAGTATCTCCCACTATCTTATAGTCAATTACTATTTTAACAGTGGGAGTAGCATTCAATGAACTTCTATGAATAGAGTATACTCTAAGATATTCAAAATTAGTATCTATATTATTTATATTAATAGTAAAACTATTATTAGATACAGATTCTCCATCTAGAGCTCTATCTGAAGCAGACAAATAATATAAATCTGATGTTTGAAATATATTTGACTCTGGTCCACTTATATTGTAATAAGTAAAGGCATACTGGATTACTCCAGCAGCGAATTGACCACCAGTATTATTTTTAGTAATAGTAACAACCTCATCTAATGATAGATCCTGAGAGAAATTAAATGAAGTATTAGTCCATTTATTTATCTCTTCTTCATCAGCTGCTATATTAATAACTCTTAGTTGATTTTTACTATCAGTCCAGTAAACCTTTTGAACATATTCAGTCTCATAAAAAGGAATACATTCTATAGGATGTTTAGTATCAAATCCTAGATCTCCTTCAAATAATTTAACTACATTATAATCTTGATCTATTCTGTAGATCCGATCAACAGAATTATTATTACCTATAGATAATGTAGTAAATATAACTATATAATTATTCAGTACCGTGTAGCCTATACAAGTACCATTTAGTTCAGCTCCTCCATCAGGATTTTTTAAAGGAATCTGAAGATTCCCCATCTCATTTTCTATACTCATGAGAGTATTAGTCTCTCTAGCAGTAATCCTAATATTTCTATTATAGAAACTTAAATTAGGAGTAAACTTACTAACACTAATATCCTGATTCATGCCAGTTGGCACCAGTTGAACTCTCTTAATTTCCATATTAATGTCTCTTTAAAATCTCCTTAGCACCAAGATTTCTGAATCTATTAAAGTATTCATTGTCTCTTACTAAGAGGGTCTTATACATATTACAGAAGGCTTCCATATCTGGTAACTCTAGTCTTCTAGCATTAGTTTCACATGCCCCAACTGCAAATGCATATTCTTGTTGAGCATCTTCATAAACTTTATCTGATACCTTCTGATGCCTCCATAGTATTCTAATATGTTCTTTTTCAATATAAGCTCTAAGAGCTCTAATAAAAGTAGGATCATCTGGAATAGCTACTTCATTATCCTCAGTCAATGGGATAGCCTCATATACCATTAGTAGTTTTCCTTTCTTGACTGAAGTATAGATTACATCCCCTTCTATTTTAAATGTATAATCAGCTGATCTACTATATCTATCATTATCATAATCATAGGTATAGTTGTCTCTAGTTTTTAAATCTGGATAAAATTTCGCTATAGTATCAGTTGCAGTTCTAGCTGGAACTTGATTTATCATTACTTGAATAACTCCTACATAATCTGGAGGTAATTGACATCTATAATCTACTATTTCAGTTTCTAAATGCTTCTCTTCAAATGTGTAAGGTAATCCAACTATATTAATAAAATCAATACAGTAATCAACTGCAGCTTCATAATTAAGACCATTAAATAATGAATCTCTTAATATCTTATCAATAACTATACGAAAACTTGTGTATTTAGCTGCCATTGTATGTACAATTAAAGCCATCTATAGTTCCATTCTTAGCTGCTTGAGAGATTAAACTCTTTAGGTGCCTGGTAGGCTGAAACAGCATATAAGTTTTATTTTTATATTTGGCTTTGGTTTTGTTATAAATAATTCTAAATATATTTCTTTGCTCAGTTCTAACAAGAATCTTATTATCTCTAGCATCTTTATGTTCAAACCACATTTTTAACGTAGTTGCCCAATCTATAGGGGCCTTGAACACAAACTTACCATTCTTATCTATTCTAGGCTCTACAATATACTTTCTAATCTCTAACGTTCCCATTCTATTAGGAAATTTTATAGACTCTCCTTGGGATAATAGAATACCTAGTTTAGCATTAATATTTCTAATTATAGCAAAGTATTGTGATTCTGATAGAACAAATTTTTTGTATGAAGGTCTATTTTTTCTATAATACTTAAAGGCATCATAGACTCCATATGAGTTGGTAATTTTATGTACTCTAGGCTCATGTACCTTTTTAATCTCGTTTATAAACTCTATATAATCATCCATTATTAGTAGTAGAAGTAAAATCATCTTTAGCATTATTTAATCCATCCTCAGGTAAATAATTAGCTGTTCCTAACTCTTTAATAACTAACTCAAGAATAGGAGTGACCTGAGCCTCCTCAATTGGGAAGGGAAGATCTATTAAATCTTCTGGAACGTCTTTTTCATCCATAAAATTTACTATATCTCTTGGATCATCTAATACTGCATTAACTATAGCTTCAGAAGGTAAAGTTACATCTGAAGAACTTTTCATTAGAAGATATTTAGAATAATCAAAGGCACAATATATGCAATTTTTAATCCACTTATTAATTCCTATATATTTGAATCTATCTATAGTAATTAGATTAAAGTCATAGGTAAAGTTATTTACAGTTCCATTCAAAACTGGACTAACTGAGGATTCTAATTCTATGCCATTAAAATTGATTATATTTGGAATGGTCTTTTTAGATTTAGAAAGGGAAGCAGTACCTAAGATGGTACTGTCTCCCATTTCTACTAATAGTTGTTGATAGGCTTGAAAAGGAACATCCTTTTTAAGATCTTTATATCTTTGTTTAAGTAAAAATGCTCTATATTTATTTAGCAAAAATACTACATGGTCAGTCTCCCAAACACTATCATCACTATTAATTTTTAATTCATCAAAGACCATATAAATCATTGATCTATATGTCTGCATTATCTTATATTATTAATTAATAAATTTTCCTTGATTTTTTTTGGAGTTACAGCAAGTCTAGCTCTAGACAAAGTTCCACACTCACATCTATATAGTTCATACTTATTAGTATTAGTATAATAGCTTCCCTCTAGACTTACATGCTTACTTCCACAATTTGGACATACTCTTTCAGTTGCTTCCATATATAAAGCCACATTAGGATGATTTTTAATATAAGGTCTTAGTTTTAAATAAACATTTTCTAAAAGTTCAACATCATACTTATTATATCTCTCCATTTCAATTAGAGCATCTTCCTCTCCATCTACACATCTGGACCAAAGTTCAAATGTAGTCTCAATCTTGTTTGGGAATCCAAATTTTGTAGCCAAGAAATCAAGCTTATTAGAGGCAAAAGAGAATTGATTTCTTACTACCTTGTAAGTATCCACACTTTGATAAGGAGTAGGAGTAGGTATATTATTTAGTAGAAATTTAGTATTAATTCTAGGCAGATCAAATTTATCTCCATTATGAGAAACAACTATATCAGCTTCATCTAGTAATCCTTTTAGATTTAAAAGAATTCTACAATCATTTTCAGATCTAGCCTCTTCTGGTGATAGTCTATCAGAGTATATATTTTCTTCAAATAACCATTTAGCACTCCAGCATAAACAGTACCAATCACTAATAATTTTATCAATTGTGATATTTTGATTCCACATATTAAAAACAAAAGCTCTCAGAGGAGCTGTTTCAATATCTAGAATTAATATTCTAGGATATCTAGGGGACTGTTCTGGGGATGCCCTATAGATCTTTCTAGCTTTAATTACCTCCTCTGGTAAGGTATTAAGCCTTCTGGCAATATTAACATTACCCATTCTTAAATAGTAAGGCTTCCTTTTAAATAGTTCTGCAATTTCTTTACAATTCATATCTTATAATTTTAGTTTGAATTATAGGTATAATATAATAATACCCTTGGACAAATATAAGTAAAAAAACTCATATATCCAAGGGTATTATGAAAAAATTTATATAGGTATAAACGAGTGCACTATAACAATGTGCTCAAATATGTATATTTGTTAAAATCTGCACAGAAATCATCTAGCACGTTTACTAAGCCTGAATAACCTGGACCTATTAAAGATTCTTTAAGCCTCTCAGCTTTTCTAGTCAATACAGTACAGATCTCTTCTGAACTGGTGGACATAGGTATTATAGGATGTAATACATCAAATCCTGGTCTAGAATCGATGCCTATGGTTACTTCTCCTAGTTTGTCTGCATAATCTATAAGAGCATCCTTAATCTCATCTTGGGTAGTGTGCACTCGCTTTTTATAAGTATTCCAATGAATCTCCTGTATCTTCATATAGGAGCCATATAATTCATTGACAAATGAGATTACCTTTCCTATCAAATCATCCATATCTATAGTTTTAAATACTCTTTCTTTAGATTCTCTACATCATCAGATGTAAAAGTAACTCCAGCAATAGTAAACCTTCCACCTTTCATTCCTATAGTCTCTTCTAATACTTTAGTTAAAGCATTAATATCTAGATTCCCATTGGAGTCTGTTAATGCTTCCAAAACAATAGAATATTTAGGTTTTTCAAGCATATTCTTTAAGCCAAATACAAGCAATGGGTTTAGGTAACTAATCCCTAACTGAGATGTTACATTTTTTGCAGTATTAATTACTGCTAGCTTAAATTTTTCAATATCACTCATATAATATTATTCTGGTTTAATCATTGCATCTAATTCTGCCTTAATCTTAGGATTATTCCTCACTAAGTCAGCTAATTTTTCTAATTCTTTAAGCTTAGCTTGAGAAGCTTCTTTGAATTGATCTTTATGTTGCTTTAGCGTATCAATTAAATTTTCTGCTGCCTGCTTACCCTGAGGAGTCTCAAGATATTCAGCACCAAATTTAGCACCTAAGAAAGAGTTGAAGCCATCTTCATATAATTTAGAAGCTTCAGCATAAGCACTATTCCTTTGTAATCCTTCTCTCTCTTCTGGAGTTAATGATTTAATAGTATTATTCAACTCCTCTAGTAGTCTTGGTTGAGTAGGAGCTGCTAGAGTTTGCTTACGAAGATTTTCTAATACTGCTAATTCCTGTCTAGCTTTTTGTAAAGATTCTTCTAAATTATTAGTGAACTGAGGCATAAGTATTAAAATTAAAAAGGTAGGTACTACCTTAAGTATAGTACCTACCTATGATTAAAAATTACGCTGAAGGAGTAGTGCTGGTAGTCACTTTAGGAATTGGAGTATACTCCGAATTCTGTAGCCAACTATTCATGTTTTCAACACACATAGCGCTGGTAGGCAGAACTACTTTTCCAGGAACCAAATACTTAGTAGCATTATCAGTGTATCTTTCAGATGCACAATTTGCTAACTGGAAGTATAATGGTTGAGTAGCTTGAATAATACCAACCTGCTTATCCAGAGATGCTATAGCTTGAGCCAGTTCTTTGTAATTAGCATTGATCTTAGCGTCATCAGCTTTAGACATCTGAACAGCAGCGGAATAGACTTCAGTTCCTACTTGGTTAGCATAGAGTTCACTGCCTAATCTAGCTATTTCTGATTGAGCAGCAGCCAATTGCATTTGACAATTATTGTTATTGCCACCGAAGAGTCCACTTAAGAACCCGCCATTACCATTGTTGCCTGCTCCTAGAGCTAACAGACCTGCCAGTGAAGTACCTATGATACCAGTAGTAAGCCCTGCATTACCTTTTGCATTAGATGCATATTCAGCTATAATTAATAAAAGTTTTGTAGATAAATTGTGTTACAAATAAGATGTTACTATATATTTTGTGCACAAATATATTTCAAAACTCTTTATACTAGTCTAACTGTACAACTTGATAACGAGTACCATTGGTTAGTCCAGTAATAGAAGAACCAGTCAAAGCTACAGGTGCCCCATCAATAAGAGTACCATTAGCAGCCACATTTTTGACAGTTTCTCCTACTTCACCAGGTTTAATAATAACCTTAAATTTCTTACCAGAGGTTAGACCAGTAATACTTGAAGCAGCAGCAGTACCAACTCCACCAACTACTACAGTAGTATTCTGAGCCGTAATAGTGGTAAGAGGAGAGGTCTTACCTGCTGCGGTATAGCAAGCATTAATAGCTGTAATTACAGAGTTGATAGTAGTATGAGTACCATCACCTGCAGTCTTACATAGAATCACTAGTTGTTTCTCTGATGCCTGAGGATTCTCAGCTTCATCACTGAAGTAATAGTGAAGATCTAATACATCATAACTAGCACTTACATCTACAAGATACTTCGTATCCCAAGTATAAGGATAACCTACGTTACGATATACATCTCCTCTCTCACCCAGGAAGAAGTATTCCATATCTGCAGCAAGCGTACCTGTACCTAAACCAAGAGAGCCTTGATACAGATTAGTTACAGTAGCCCACTCTGCCGTAGCAGTACCATCTACAGTAATAGGTACAAACTGGATAACATAGTTAAGAGGATAGCCAGCTTTCTTACCAAGAACCCACGGTTGAGGTTTCTCAGTAACAATCATTTTGGCATTAGCACCAGTACCTTCAAGAGCAAAATCTAGAAGATCCTGATCCTCACGGGCAAAGTTCTTAACGCCTGAATTAACCAGAGAGCCAAGAACATCCTCAGCGGTGTCACCAGCCTTAGCACGATATGCACCAAGGAATTTAAAATATTGGTCCTCCGGAGAGCCAGAGCCCCAACCTCTAAATAAGATCCTCACAATGTAATCTTGACCAGCTACAATGTTATCAGCATCAGGAATAGTAATTTCATCCTTACGCAACATATGAGGTTTATATTGCGATGCTTTTGCGAAACGAACCTTATCGTAATTAATATAGTCACTCTTTACAAGCTGACCATCAGCATTGACATACTCAATGAAGAAACATTTATTATCAAAGTTTTTAGCAGTTACCACTGAACCTTTGGCTTTACCCGTAGCATCTACTGAATTACCTACGATAATTTGTCTAACTTCATTTGTTGAAAAAGTTGCCATGTTTTAAATAAATTAAATTAATATTACTCAACTCTATTATTAACTTGAATCTGAGACTCAAGATCATTTCTCTTATAATCTCTAGTAGCAAGTTCTACTGCTCTGTTGATAACAGTATCTAATAGTAGATCATTACTTAGTAATGAATCTGGAAGTGTATATTGAGACTCACCTTCTATGGTAAGTCCTGGTATAATATTATCTAGATCAGAAATAATTAAAGCTCCAGGTCTTACTATATAGGAGAGATTGTATGCTGTAAAATCTTTACTGCTAATTAATGTAATAGATCTCTTTCCTTCAGCAGACATATCTAGTCTCCATGCTCTTAAACCATTAGGTTTCTTGAAGGGATCTTCTACTAAAACCCAGAATTCATCAAAAACAATAGGTTTTACTAAAATATTTCTACCAGTTGAAAGAGTTACACTATCTCTAATTATCCACCATACTGAATCATCTAGTATACATTCCTTATAGATTAAGTCTTTGGTAGGAGGATTAGAGGCCGCAGTTAGATTTTGAATAGTCTCGCTTTTAACATAGTGAGACAAATATGTTCTAGTTTTTTCAGAAGAATCAAAGGAATCTCCCTTATTATTACCTGAATAATAATTATAAATTATTTCCTTATGAGCCTGTGTCAGATACAAGGATATTTCATAATCATTAAGTCCAGGGGAAGCAGCGCTCATTATATTATCATAATGCAGATTAAATATATCTCTAATCTCCTGTCCTGTTCTCATTCTATTCCCTTAAATTCTTAAGTTTAGCCTCTAGCATAAGCTTAACTTCTTGTCGTTTAGGACTATTAAGATATCTAGCAGCTACATCAAGTACTGGCTCTTCATTAACTTCACACAGAGGAGAGTTGTTTTCTACATTATAGTAATATTCTCCACGTTTACGAATGAGGCCATATTCAAGACATTCTTTAATAAAGACTTTGGTTTGTAGATAAGGATCCTTAGCTATAGAGACAAACAATTTAGGATTGCTCTGCATACATTTAAATGCCTGAGATTTAATGAAATCTAGCTTACTAGAACTAGCTATAGGCTTACCTTCAACTATCTCAACTACTAACTTAAGAGCTGCTTTATCATTAAGCAACTTGCCCAATTCAAGAGAAGCTTCCATAGCTAGAGTCATATTCTCATTAGCTTCAGCTATCTCTTCATTTTCAGAAACTAATACGAAACGATAAGTTTCTTTTGGTTTATTAGATAGGGCTTTTAAATTAGGTGCTACTATATCACTATTAGCTAATAGTACCTTATATTTAATATAATCTTCTGGAACTGCTAAATTGAGATAGGTATCATCTTTTCCTAGTCTTACAAAGAGATTTTTCCAATAGTTATCTACAGCTCTATATACAGATAAAGCACCAGATCCAAGACCCATAATTTCTTCAAGAAAAGCTTTCTCACTATTAGTGAGAACATTCTTAAATGCTCCAGAAGTTAGTTTAGGTACTGTAAGAGTAATTATAGCTGTTTCAGCTAAACCTCCATACAGAACATGCTTTGGATTAGTAATTACTCCATTATCTTTTTTAATATATTGGACTGTAATTACTTCATTCCTCAGACAACTAATTAATGGTTCAACAGTATCTTCTGAGCCCTGCTCCTTAATAGATCTAGTTGCTCTAGATGCTTTTATTTGAGGTTTAGCATTTATTTCTAAAGTCTCCTCACTCAAATCTAAAGTAATGTCTTTAGTTTCAGTTCTACTCATAATTCTCCCAAATTATTTAAAGTGAAAGATATTGGGGGATATTACTCCCCCAATACCTATTAATATGTTTATTCTTACGCAGCAAGAATGTTAGGAACAAGACTCATAACACGAGTCGGATCCAAAATAAATACACCCAAAGTAGACATCTTATGAATGACTGCAGAGTCTTCATCATAAGACATATATGGGTTATTCATCTGTCCAGTGAAAGGATTTCTCAATCCCCATTGATAACCTCTATATTCCTCTTGACCTTTAACTTTGGCAAGCTGAATATTAGGAGTTTCCATAGTACCGATGTATAGGATGTCAAATCTATAGGATTCGGCAACACCACCCATCGGATGCATAATTTTATTTCTTACTGGATCATCATATACTGGATCTACTTCTACTGTTACAATAACACCATTAGGTGCTTTATATTCAGTGAACTGGAAACCAGCGCTAAGAGCATTACTGTGAAGTTGACTCGTAGTCTTTTGAATAATAGCGGGGTTAGCTGCATTACCACCAAGATAGTTAAATGCGGTCCATCCAGAAACTACATCCAAAACAGCCTTATTAAACAAAGCTGCACCTCTTTCACCAGTCTTAAGTACGAAGCGTCTCTGACCAAAATCAAGTTTTGCAGCAGACAATTCATATAGAGCATCCTCAATAAGTTTCAGTGAGAAGTCATTGTAATACATGGTATTGCTATAAGCCATCTGAGCACGTAGCCCATCACCCATCTTAATAACATTACCAGACTTACCAAAGTTCAGATACTCACCATTTTTATTACGGTTGCTCTTACCGTACATAATAACATTAGCTTTCTGCTCAGCAAAAGTTTCCTCTACTTTCCAGTCAACATGGTGCATCCACATGGTATGCACAATTTTCTTACCATCTGCTGTAACAGCTGGAATACCTGCCAAAACTTTCTTGTTAAGCATATTGCCAGGCACTTTGTGATGGATCCGAATAGTAGAGAATTCATTGCGCATTGCAATAGGAGAAGTATATCTCACATCACCTACTTGACGAGACATAGTCGTCTCAACCGGAGCATATTCCCAACTAAATCTCTTACCAATTACTAGTTCCTCAGCAGGCATACCACCGAGTACACCACCCATGAGTTCTACCTTGTAGACAGCGTTGGTGCCCTCCATACGAGGCTGCCCTAGGATACGTAGAGGATAAGCTTCATTCTTTTCACCTACAATAACTTCACCATCAGCAAACCAATCTTCTGCAAATACTACATAGAAGGGTTCCCCATTAACACCTAGGTTATCAGAATTAGTCGTAGCTACCTCACCTGAAAGAGTACGAGCCTCAACCAAAGCGATATTTCTACGAGATGACCCAATTACTTCCCATGTATAATCATTATCGGTGTCGAAGTATTTAACAGGGAATTGATTCAAATAAGTCTCAATGTTCTTACCTCTGTGAAAGGCTAGCAGCTGAATCATCAGGTTAGTTGCTTTTTGAGCCTCTTCTTTGAAAATAGCACCAAGGTGATTATCTTTAGTCAAACCTTTCCAGGCCTGATAATCAACCATTTGGAATTTACCTAATGCCATAATTTCTATTAATTAAGTTGTTTATTTATTAAATGTCTAATTTAATATAATTAGATTCTTTATCCGTGAAGAGATCATTACCACTATCTCTAAATGGATTAGTATTTCTTAGTTTAGATTCAAGACTTCTAATATTCTCTTTAGTTGTCTTGGCTACCTTAGGCTTTACTAGTTTATTTATATCTTTAAAACCATCAGTCAAGGTATAGAATAAGTTAAGATAATACTGTGCATCAATAGGATTCTCTTTAATATACTTCTGTATTGAAGTCATTAGATTACCTTCCTCATCCTTGTAAATAGGTTTAGTAGCATTCTCTAGGATTTTCTTTCTAGTAAGTTGATCTACCTTAACGCCACTTAATGGCTCTTCAGTATCAAGAATCTTCTTACTAAAAGTCTCCATTTCCTTACGTCTCTGCTCCTTAGCCTCTTTAGCTAAATCCTCCTGTTCCTTAAGTAAGGATTGATAGGAATGCATATAGTATTCTTTATTACTTTCTAAAGCTGATTTAGCATCTTCTATATCAGTACCTGCAGTAATAGATTTATCGACTTCTTTCTTGGCCCTTTCAGGCTTAAATCCTCTATTCAAGTAGTCCTGATAAATAAGATTCTCCCTTAGAGATTTAGCCTCTTCAGTATCACTACTAAGGTCATCTTCTTTAATACTATTTAGATAATTAATAGTCCCTTCGTAATTATTAATTTCATCGGGTTCTACGCCATTATCTAATGCTTCCTTAATCCTTCGTTGAGTCTCATCTAATCTTGCAGCAACTTGTTTCTCAATAGCCGTTGCAAAATCTTCAGGAGTCTTAGCTGTTTTAATTAAATCTTCATCAATGTCAGGAAGGATACCATCATCTCGTAATGAGGAGAGTATAGTAGAGTAGAACTGGGTACTTTCGGGAGAATTGCTACCTGATTTATCATCATTATCTGATGAGGCATCCTCCGTTTCCTGACCCTGATGTATATCATTATCATCTTCTCCACCTACTTCCTCCTGAGAAGTGCCAAATATATTATTTGGGTCAATCTCCTCATCGGCAGAATCTTTTTTTGTATCTTCTAGTCCCAGATCTTCTAGAGCTTCTGGTTGCTCATTTGCATCATTTTCTTCTTCTACAGAAGGTGAAAATAATTCATTTTCATCTATGAATGCATCCATAGATAAGTCAATTCCTTTACCCATAAAATCTCCCGTTTTAAGTTAAATTTGTATTGCAAATATAAGCACAAAAAATTAATAATACAATAGTGTAAATTTTTTACTTATATTTTTAGAAAGTGATTATTACTAAACTTACTCAATAGTAATACTTATTTCTCCAGAATTCTTATCTAAAAGATCTAAAAGGTTCATTAGGGTCTCTTTAGAATTAGATATATATCCACTAGAAGTTTTCTTTCCAACCAAAATACACCCAGCAGTATCTGCAACTGTATTACCAGAATGAATTAAAACTCCTTGAAAAGAAGGAACATTTTGCAGTAGAGGCACCTTTCTATTATTATATCTAGGAGAGAATTTAGGAGAATTATACATCTCTATTTTGTATGTTCCATAAGGAATAGCTGTCTCACTATAAACCTTTTGTTCACCATTATCAAATACTCCATTTTTGTTAAGATCTCTATTAGTATCTTCTAAAGTATCACAAAAGTATTTATTATCAATATAAAGTTCCCCCATTGTATATTTAGGAGTGAGCTCTTTCCTCTTTAATAGTAATTTCATGTTCTTTGGCAATTTGTTCTAATCTTAATTTTTTATTTAATCCCTCTAATTCAGCTTGTCTATGTAAAACAGGGCAACCAGCAGGAGGACATGTAGTACATTCATTAGCAGCTCTAATAATAGCTTTCTTATCTTCTAAAGCTACTTCCCTTTCCTCTAGAGTAGCCTTTAATGTTGCTACAGATCTTTCTAAAGCAAAAACTCTTTCATAAACTATATCTAATTGTTTGTTAACTAGATTAACTATTAGAGTTGCATTCTCAGTATGAGATCTTTCTAGTTCATCACTTGTTTTCTTACGGCCCCATTTAAACCCAAAGAAAGCAGTAGCTCCAGCTATAATTACAGGAGCAAGTAGGTTAGATAATACTGATTCCCACATTACTTAATTATTTCAATAAATTTGTTGTTACTTGATTTTACACAAGGATTTGAATCATCTATAGTTACTTCAATTACTGTATGTTTTCTTTGGAACCACCTTAAAGGCCAACACTTCTTAGGTTTAATTGTCTCCTTTTTAGAGTTAAATATTACATAGTGTTCATTTTCAAGAACTAGTGAATCTATCCTGATAATATTAGGAGATTTAACTCCTATCTGTAGTTTATAATAGGGCCTTAATAAAGTAGTATCTAAATTAACTCCCTCCTTAATAATAGAGTCCTTAGTAATTATAGAATCTTTAATGATAATGGATTGTTTAGAGTATTCCAATTGTCTAATTGTCTTATCTTTAATTTTGTTTTCTCTAATAATACTATCCATCTTTTTCATTATAGAGTCTTGCTCATTTTTAAATTGATCTTTGGTGAGCTGTAATACTCTGTTAATCCCTTCTTTAGCCAGCAATTCAGCTTTATAATTATTAGCCTCTATACTAACTTGCTCTTTTAATCTGGCATTAGTTTTAAGTAACCCCCCTATCAAAGATAGGAGGATTACCAAAACTATTCCAGCTATTACATATTTTTTCATTATCCTAAAGATATTGTTTTCCCATTCCAGTCTAATGTAGTAATATATTCTACACCATCTTGGAAAGGACCATTCTCACTAAATGCTATAGCAGCAATAGTAGGATTCGCTACAGCTGGAGTTGGATCATATAAATAGGAAGCATTAGTTCCAATCAATAACCCTGTAGTAGTACTTCCTCCAACAAACTCTACTAGAGCATATACTGCTACTGGAAGTTGATTAATTGTATTAACTTCTCCCTCTGCACTGTATCCATAGAGGAACACTTGCAATGGAGTTTGTGAACTAGTTGACATATTACCTACTATAGTAAATCTAGTCATATCACTTATTGGAATAGAAGCTCTTTGAGTTACATCAATCATTACTCCATTTCCACTAGCATTCGTTCCATAATCAGGAGTTACAGCTGAGGTATCATAAGGATTAATGCGAATAGTAGTTATCCTTTTAGTACTATTAGGATTGCTAGTACAGCTTATTCCAATATTAGGCCAATTCTCTACATTGTCTATATCTGGATTTACAAGAGTAGTAGGTTCATATATACCATCTGAAATTTCAGAGGGAACATTCCAATTCTTTAGAGCTAACGTACACCATCCATTAGTATTAGAAGGACCCGTAGTAACTCCTTCTGAATCTTCCCAAATTATTTCAAATTTATTATTAGGACTTGCCAATCCAATTGCTTCTTCTTGGTCATTAAAGACATTTCTTTTTGAGACAAGCAATGGTATGGATGAGCTTACTGAAGATTCAGGCAATTCCACACTAGCTAGTATTGAATTTGAATATGGTGGATCAGTTCTAGTATCAGTAGTAGCCTCACCTCCATCATTTCTGCCTGTTTCATAACATTGCTCCCAAATACCAACCTTGTTTGTTATACCATATTGAGTAAGAGAAATTGCTCTAAATTGTGTTGATCCATCTGCAGTACCTAATCCTATATAACCAAACTTATTTGAAGAAGATAAAGTATTGCCTAATACATGAAGTGACCAAGTATAAGTAGTATTCCAATTATCATCAGTTACTACCACTGACCCAGGTACACTAGAAGAGGTATTATCAAAAGTACAGAATATTCTAAAATCAAAGTTAGCTCTATAGGTAAATTCTATATCTACATTTCCAAGATTACCACAAGTTATGGAATTTTTGTTTGGATATAACGTAGCTTCAAACCTAGCTACCTGAGCCTGTTGATTTTGGTTATAATCTATTACAGTAGTACCTGCAGTATCAGCGCCTATTCTTTTTACTCCTTCAATCCTAAGATACTTAGGTTTAGCTATATTATTAGCAGCAAATGTAGCTATTACTGGATATGTACCAGGAGAATTAATTTGCATTGATTCTCCAGTAGAGAAAGTAATTCCAGAATAAGGAGTTCTGCCAGTAGTATGATTAGCATCATTATATTTATAAGCTCCCCAAACAATGGATTTAGCAGTAGCCCCAGTAGCACTTACTGTAAGAGTTCTAGTCTCTCCATCATCAGATATCTGAGTAGCAGAAGAATCCCAATTAATATATAGGCTATCATCAGCAGCTTGTGTCACTGTAACTATAGCCTCTTGAGTATTTGGATAACCTAACTGATTTAATCTAACTTTATACTCAGCAGTTCTGTCTTGTCCACTATTGTTACTATCTACTTCAAAGTAAAGTTTATTACCTTCTTTGACATTTCCTACTTCAGGAAAATGACACCATCCAAATGTCCAATTAGTACCAGGTTCATCAAAGTTTCCTTCAGCTGACCATGCAGCTTCTCCTTGATTCTTCATATCAGAAGCGGTAAATTCCCACGGATAAGATTGAGATTTACCTCCAGTAAATGATACGTCTAAATAACCAGACAAAGCCCCATTTGCTGTAATAGAACTTTGTCCATTATAAGCTAAATGTATAACAGGAATACTATCCTGAGAAACTGTCATAGTAATATCGTCAAATACTAAGGCTTGAGCAGGTACGGTATCTTGTGCTGGAATTTGAGAAGCCCATTCTACTCTAGTAGTCTGTTCTGTATTATAAGCATAAAGTATAGGAGTAACTTTTACTGTCCAGGTTCTTACACTTCCAGTATCATTATAAGGAGCTGTAATATCTATTTGTTGATAAGTGTCAATATCTCCATTATCTACTTTAGTGGGGACTCCTTTTTTAGAATTACCATCTAACCAGTATCCAGGATCATGTATATTAACATCCGCTCCTGTTGGAGCACCACTTATAGATAAGGTATATGGACCCTCAGTACTTACTATATCCCTCCAAACAGGACTAATAGTGGTGACTGCTAGAGCGCCAATATCTATAGAAGTTAAGGAAGCTCCATCACTTCCTACAGTAATATCCTTAGGCAAATATGGATAATTTGGATTAGGATTCTCTGCTGGATTCCTATAATCAAAGAATCCTACTCTACATACAGGAGCTTGCCATATTTGAAGAATTTGAGTTGTAAATGAAACTTCAGGGTCGGTACTTGATATAGCTATATAAGCATGCCGCCAAGTTTTATATATATTATCCCCCTCATATTCTCTTACTCCTCTAGGATCAATTAATACTTTAAGAGTATGAATCTCATTTACATCAGTAGATATCCCAGAGGTAGGGTAAGTTTCTGTCTGTACAAATTTAGCATAATTTTGAGCACCTGAAGTACCTGCAAATGCAGACCATTTCATATTGGTTTTAAACTGTACCTCAAATGTTAGTCCATTAGAATTAATATACAGCCAATTGTTCTCTACATTAGGATGTACTATAGTAGCCCAAGCAGGGGCTGGACCAACTCCTATATTAAGATTAGTAGATCTTTCAGGAGCTATATTAGTAGTTACTCCTTGAACTATTGCTGTCTTACTCCAAGCAAATTGATTCTCAGGAACATCTACCATTATAAGTGACTTAAATTGTCCATCTACACTATTCATGATATACCAACATTAGTAAGTTGTGCTTCTATAAATGTCTCATCAGTTGATGGACTATATACTCTCCATGTCATGTAATCACATGCTCTGACTAATACATAAGTAGTTCCTCCTTTGTAATCAAAGTTAGTTGGATATCCAGGATTAAATGACATCGTAAATACAGGCGCAGGAGTCTGTTTGACTGTAATAGTTTTAAGAGGAATCTTAGACCCTTCCCAAGTTCTATTTATATTAATATGACCAATTCTAGTAGTTAACTCCAAATCTGTATTCTGAGGATAATCTTTAAATTCTTTGACTCCAAGACTAATCTGGAAATTTTGATTCCCACCTACTTTACAAGAAGGATCGCCTACGCCAGAAGTAGGAGTGTTAGATAAGAAATATACCCAATAATAATTACCATATACTGTAAAGGCATCATCTAATAATTCTCCTGCCCAATCTATATTAGTTTTGAATTTAAGTTTTACTGGAGATGATTCTGTAATTGGAGAATAATTTGTAGTTAATGTACTAGTATTATCATCAAAAGAAGTGTACCTCACATCTCCACCAGAAAATTCAGTCCAAGTAAAGAATGCAGCATCCCTCTGCATATAAGATATAGTAAGATTAATATTATCTGCAGGATCTAGAGATTGTACTGTAAAAGTGACATATCTACAGGAGCTAGTAGTATTTTTGGCTAATCTAAAATAAATAGTTCTGGGACTATTATAATCAGCTGGATGTGAAGCATTAGCTTGATTAAATGGAGTAGTCCCACTACTACCAGCATAGACCCAATTTATATCATTAGGTATAGTAATCTTATAAGGTCTAGTGCATTGAACCTGAAATGAATATGCTGATTTGGTAATTTCCAAATCACTTAAATATTCATTGGGATTAGTAACAGCAATTATTCTTCCTTTAGACTTTACTAATTGAGTAACCGTAATATAGGATGAAGGAGCACCAACTGGAGAATAATTAATTCTCTTAGTAATATTAGACCATTCATCATTACTATCCCCATTCTCCTGAACAGCTATAAATTGTAATGTCTCTTTTAAATCTGTGGCTGGAATATTTCCTGAAGGACCTCCAGTCTTTTTGTATGTAAAATAAGTAGAGGCATCTGTTGAAGCTGTCCACTTAGCATTTGTAGTCAAATTTACAGAAGCAGAACTACCAGCTGTATAATTTAAGATAACTGAATTAGTACTTAAATTAAAATATCCAGGAGCTGCTGCTTGAGATATAACACAAGTTTTATCTGGAACTTGTGCAGAGAGAGGGTTTGAAATCACTAACTCATAGTTTCTAGCCCATGCAAAAGGATTTTCATCCACATTAACAGTATAATTCTGACTGCCCAATCCTTTTATTCTTGTCATGGTATTTCTGTTAGATGTATAGGAGGATCAGTATATTCAATATAAAACATAATATTAGAATCCACATTAAGCTGAAAGTTAGATGCAGTATAAGGCACACTTTTACTAGTTGGATTAATATTAAGATAAGGAATATCTGAAGTTCCTAACTGAGTAATAGGAACTTTAGTTGTTAGAGCTTTATTAGAAGATACAATGACTAGTTCATGAGTTCTATAGCTAGCTAAACTATTAGCTGAAATCTCTATACTAATAATCTTATTACCAGTATTATTATTAATATCTTCAGTTCCTATTGTTATCCATTCTGGAATATCTGTAATATCCCAGGTTGTATTTGAAGAAATCTCAAATGATGCTGTCTGTTTATTTTTAGAAACATAGATATCATCTGAGATTAATTTTAAATATAGGGCACTAGCTCGTTGTAGTGCCCTATATTGAATTAAACTAGGCTTCATAAGCTGCTCTTGTCCATAAATATCTTAAACCGTCGTAAAGAACAGTATAAGATATTACGTTATTAGCAGTGGGAGTAACAACATCCCAACCACCCATTTTATAATGACCAGAGGGTAGAACCAAACTATATGCTCCAGATTGTACAGTATTAATTACTCTCACATCTCCAGGAACTGCATTTGCAACACTAATAGTTGTATTTTTAGTTAATGAGATAGTATAATTAATATTTTTTGAAAAATCTAAAACAGTTCCTACCAAGGTATTGTAACTTGATGCTCCTCTGATCTTATCTATAGTAGTCTTATAGCTACTATTACTTTGTACTAATTCTATAACCTCAATTCCAGTTAAAGAAGAAGCCTCGGGCAATTCTGTAATTCTGCGTACTTGACTAATATCAATTTCAGCCATTACCAATAATAAATTCCTCTAGTTTTAGTTACTGGAGGAACAGCTTCACCATCTACATTTTCAATAGATGCTGAATCAGCTGTAGCTCCATTAGGATAGAATCTATCCTCTGTAATACTACCTCCCACATTTCTGTATACTGAGTACAAGCTACCATCTTGTAAATATCCCATGACCAAAATAGTTAAAGAGTCATAGCAAGCTGGGCTAAAGGTAATAACAACTTCACCACCACTTAATTGCGGGTTATTTATGGAAATATTTACTCTTGTCGGACCTGGTGCTCCAGATTGAGTAACTTTAATATTGTGACCTACCTGGAGTTCTCCTCCATAGTATACTCTAAGCATAGCCCATGCAGTTCTACTACTAGTGCTAGAATTAGCTGTAGCGGTAATAACACCAGTAGTTGAGTTTATAGATAGTCCTGATACTGGTGCTTCAAATGAATACGCTAAAGTAGCATTTGAAGGAAAATCATTATACCTTCCTTCAGATCCTGAAGCATATACAGCAGTACATCTTCCAGATACTAAAGGAGAATATGTTCCTCCAGAATAACTCATAGTTGGGTAACTATAAGTATCTATAATGAAGCCTTTATAGCTTACCCTTGAGTTAGTCACACTAGCACTTACATCTCTATAAGTTGAAGCATTTGAAACATTAGTTGCTCTAACTGTCACAGTATCAGTAACTGCATTAGTGCCCATATTACTATGGGTCAGAGTAGTTCCTGATAAGCTAAATCTATTGTTTCCATTAGAAACTATACTAAGATTAACATTATCAACAACCGTATCTTCAAATGGTCCATCTGTTGATCCTGAGCTATAGAATCTATAATTTGTGTGAAGGTGACTAGCGCTTCTAGTTATCGTAGCAGAACCGCCAGCAGCGGTCATTCCAGAGCCTATGGCAGCACCTACACTCCACTGACTATTAGAAGCATTATAATCTGAATTTGTAATCTTATTTTCAGCTTGAGTTATAGTGCCAGTTGCTGTTAAAGCATTATATTTACCAGTTACAGTGCCTGATCTGGCAGCTCCTATAGTAGTTCCTCTACTAGCGGCAATAACATTAGAACCACTGATACTAAACCCAGTTCCTGATACCGTAAAAGTCCCTCTTGTCGTTACATTATGACCAGATTGGTAATCTCCAGAACTATATAGTCTAGTTACCTCCAAATACATTGCAGTAGTACTAGACCCTGCTCCTACCGAAGCTGTATTAGTTCCAGTCCAGCTGCCAAAGTGAAGCTTCATACTATCGTCAGAGTAGTGATTAGCAGCTTGAGAGCAAGTTGTTCCAGGAGAAGTAGTTGTAGCACTCACAGTTTCTCCTCCTACAGAACTAGGATTAGTGTAACTATATTTAACTGTATGAGTAATAGTATTAGAACTCCTAGCAGCACCAGGAGTAACACCCCTAGAAGAAGCAGTAACTATGCCATTGGAAGTATTAATGGTAAATCCATTTCCAGCTACCATACTATAAGAAACCGATGCTGTATGTCCAGAGGGAACATTTTGGGCTCCAGAGGAATAAGTCCATATACAACTTGAATTAGTAGTAGGACTAGAAGTCCCTCCGCCAGCAGGTATTACAGTTGAATAACTGAGTGTTGCAGCTTTAGTTATAGTAGCAGAAACTACTTTGTTTAACGCTTGTGTGCAGGTCGCAGTTAATACTGTAGTTGCTGTTTTAACCCCTTGACTGTTATATCCTGATGTTGGAGTCCAAGTACCAGTTCCAGTCCTTACTATAGTTCCAGATGATCTAGCATTTCCAATTGTAATACCATATGATGGAGCTATTACTACACCAGTAGTTTTACCACTACTATCAGTATGTAACGTAAATCCATTCTGAGCAGTAGTTTCCCATGAATATACAACTGAGAATGAATAGGTACCATAAGTTGATGATGGAGTAGTTGTTGATGTAGAACCACTAGTAAAAGTATAAGTTGCAGTCTGAGTACTAACAGTAGGTAGACCATCACCTCCTTTAGCAGCAATAGTATTATATGATAGAGCTCCACCAGTAATAGCTAAACCCACTACAAAATTACCTTGTTGAGCTATAGTTGTACCAATAGTACCAGTTTTTCCATTAAGAGTATAGGTATAAGTTAATGTACCTACTACAGTAGAATTTTTAATTGTTGTGCCTAAACTAGGAGCTGTTACAGAGTTAAAAGTTCCGCCCGTTGGAGTGCTGACAGAATACACATCTGTAGCTCCTGATGTAAATGTTCTAGTTTGAGATACGGTTCCACCAACTGTACCAGAGTTAATTGTTCCACCAGAGGCTGGGATTGCAGTAGCAGTTAAAGTTCCGCCTGTTGGAGTACCATAACCTGTAATAGCATTTGCTTGTCTTTTAAATACAACACTAATTGTTTTACCACTATAAGTAATAGTTAAGGTATTTGCAGAAGAATCTCCTACAATAGTAGTACCTGCACTACTTATAGTCATAACATGTGATGAGGCATTCCATGTGCCTACACTGTTATTAGTATATGAATAAGTACAGCTATTAGTTACATACTGTTGAGCAGCAACATTATCACTAAAATTATATTTACCTAAAACAGCTACTGAAATAGTACCTCCTCCAGCTTTAGTCCATTGATTATTTCCATTATATGGATTAGAAGAGGTGTATTCTCCAACTATACTATTTAGAGTTGCAGTCTCAGATTGAGAGTTGGATGTTTTAGTAACATCTGAATATACATAACTAACAGTTCTAGTTCTAGTAATACCTGAATAACTCCAAGTACCATAGCTTACAGTACCATTTTCTCTTTGAGAGGTTGCTGTACCATATCTTGTTGTATCTGTATATGTATATACAGGTGTAGCAGTTCTAGTTCTGTAAGAATTATCACTTGAATAGGTCCATGCACTATAATTTGTACTTGTGGTAGCAGTTTGAGTTTGTGTACCACCTGGATTCGTAGCCCCATCTGACCATCTGTAAGTTACAGTTCTGGTTCTTTTAGGATCTGAATAGGTCCATGCACCATAATCAGTATATTGAGCAGTCTCAGATTGAGAGTTGGATGTCAATGTAGTCCAATCCGAAGCTGATCCATCACTATATAAAATCTTTTGTTGATTTAGGGTACCTTTGGTTCTTACATTACCACTATAAGACCATTCAGTAGTATCTATGGTTCTTGTGCGTGAAGAGATTTGATATTTAAATCCTTCCCAACTAGCTAATTCATTAGAGTGATCAATATCTAAAGATATATTAACATCTTTTAAATATACCCTAGATTCAGCTCCATTATTAGAGCCATTGTTGTCAAATCTTATTCTTACTGGAACATTATCCCCCCAAGTACTTGGAGATGTAAATTCATATCTATATAATGTATAAGTTTGGTTTAAAGGCAATTGATCTTTTACTACTAATCCTTTATTTACATAATCATCTGGTAATATATAAACATCTGCACCCTTTAAATTGGTACTACATTGTGCCCAAAAAGATAGATAAAATTTTGTATTAGCTGGTATAGTAAAGTAAGATGAATAACTATAATTCTCTGTACTAGAAGTATTAGATAATATTTGTATACCAGTAACTGGATTTACTCCTCTAGGCCATGATAAACTAGTTTGTGGACTATTTAAGAGACTATTTTGAAAAGGATAAGTAGACCTTGCATTTTGATGTAAATCTAATAATGTATTTACAGTTGCAATATCAGGTAATCTTTCATTTTGTTCTGCACCATTAGAACTTGGAATCCATGCCATCCAATAAGTATCTTCTGGAGTACATCTAGTAACTCTTACATCTTTTATATAAAAAGTAGTATTAGCATTTAATGGTAAACCAGTTAATACTATAACAGTATTACAAGCTTTAGTTATTGTAGCAGTACACCATACCTTGGTCCAAACACCATTAGGAACCGAGAGTGAGGACCCATGAATAGTAGATTGTCCTTCTATTAAGGGATTTAAAAAAGTACTTGTGCCAGTTTTATTAGAAAATGCCCAGAATGACACATTATAAGTATGGTCTGCTTGGCATATAAGCTGATTATATACAGTAGTATTTCCAGTTCTATAATATATACCAGCATCTGCGTGTTCTCCGGCTGAAACTATTTTAATCTCAGGTACTCCTGTATCTCCAGCATTTTGGTAAGTAGAGCTTACTCCACTGACTGTGTTAAAAACACTATCATAATAGATTCCCCCAGAATTTGGTAATAAATTACCAGAAGTAGCTCCTAATGAATATAAGGAACAGTTTCTAAATTTGGTTTTATTACCTGTAGTTTGTCCTGCTATACCATTGTAAAGAAGTAGAGTTCCTTTAGTAGCTTTAGTAATAGTTAAAACTATATTACTTAATGTACCATCAGTAGCTACATTCCAAGCTCTACCAGCCGTATTAGATAAATAATCATACTCTCTGATAGTAAATCCTGTAGCTGATCCTACTAAATACTGGACACCTCCGACAACAACTTGATAATCTTGCCCTATCTGAAGTCCTCCAAACATAGCTAGATTATCCCAATCATGTGTAGCAGGACCTAATTCAAAGTTTGAAGCTGATCTAATCAAATCAGCTCCACAGCCATTAAGTCCGTAAGCTTCCTTTAAGGTAATAGCCATTTCTTTAAAGCTTGTTTGAGCCTACTCCATATACCTATCTTTTCTTTAAAGCTTGTTTGAGCTAATTGATCTTGTAGCTCCTGTATTTTCTGATATAAGCCTTGTATCTGTAAATGAAGTAAAGCTGTATTATTTACTCCTTTTATTCCTCTATCATTAGTGTATACTAATTCTGGGAATATCTCCTCTAAATCTTGAGCTATAGGTCCATACCCTTTTACTCCACTTTTCTTATATATAAAAGATCTATTAAGATTAATAGAGTCTATAGCCTTTTCAATAACAGCTTCATCTATTTTTTTAATAGATCTCTTAAGTCTTTTATCTGAAGTACCAAAATTAGTTGCTGTATATATATTCTCTTCTACAAGTGAAGTGGCAGCTCCAATAAACTTATCAGCAGTAATACTAACATCTGAAGCATTAGATGTAATCTTCATTGCCTTTCTTCCTTGTATACCAAGTAACGCTGTAGTATTAGACTCCTGTTGTAACCTCCATATACCTTCTCCAGCTCCTAATCTAAATACAAAAACAGTTGAAGTATCTTCATTATTAATAACACCTGTTGTATTATAAGTAAATGAAGATTTTTGCCCAAACATTGGAGCATATGTAAATACCTTATATCCTGGTATTTCTTGAGTTGTGCTAGTTGTTACATAGCCAGATAAAGTTCCTGGAGCAACATAATTTACTCCAGCTTGGAAATTTAAGCTATGGTAAACTATTCCATCTTGAGATACTGTACTATCAGGTCTGAATAGTAATGATTTAACTGATCCAGATAACGTGTTTGTAAATAATAAACTATCATCGGCTGAATCACCTATATGCCTAAATATTATTTGAGGATAAGTTGCATCTTGAACTATAAACTGACCTGTAGCTGTAATTCTTCCATAAGATGTCAAATTTCCTGTAAGACTTCCACCAGTTAAAGGTAAATAACTGTGTGTATGACTAGTGATATTACCTGTTAAAACTGCTTCAACAGATTCTTTAGTTAAATTGAAGGATCCTCCTAAAGGATCCCAAGTAATATTATTATCATTTATAACCCCAGCAGCTACATTAGTTCCTGCTGGATAATGGTTACCACCTAAATCAAATTCTGTTGCAATATTGTAAACATCTCCTACTTTAACACCAGTGGTAGGTAAGTCTGCAAAAGAATTTACTGAACCTGCGTAAGTTAATACACTAGAGATTAAATTATCAATCTCTGCCTTAGTATATAGTCCAGCTTTAGTATAGAACCCAACCTTCTGTAAGGCAGTCTTAATAGAATCAGTACTAGTAATATCTTTAGCTGAAGTTTCAGCTGTATAATCAGTTAATATTGAGTTAATAACTGAAGATGGTTCTACATAATTTACTCCTGGTTTAAAATAAATTGATGATAATATGTATCCAAACTGACTTCCAGAAGTATGTTGTAACCTACTTTCACCATTATCATTGAAGGCAATAATTGAAGTAGAGTCTCCACCAAATTGAATTCCTCTATAAGGTGTTTCAGAATTAAAGGCAGTACTTAATATACCAACTCCATCAGAATAGGCTAATACAGTATCCAAAGAATCTCCTGAATTATGTATCAGTATAGGACCTGTCATTAGCCCACCTGTTAATGGGAGATATTTAGCTGTTTCAGTTGTTACAAAAGCTGGAGTAGCATAATCTGTATCAGCTACGAATGTACCTTCATCATATATCTTGTATTTGGTGTAACCTGTTTCTCTTCTTAGAAAATTCTGAGATCTAATAATAGTTAGTTTAGATGTATCACCCAAATTTAAAGTTCCAGTATAAGAAGCTATGTTATAATAACTATCTTTATTAGTATCGAATACAGATAACTTAGAAGAATCTGAATTAGTAGTATAAGATAAATTCAAATCTCCAGTCAGGGTTCCACCACTCAGAGGTAAATAATCTTTAGTAATTTCCTCTAAAGCTATCAGATCTTTCCAATCTGACTCATTATCATACTTCCACTGCAGATAAGATCCATTACTTCTAAGTTGTACTTCTGCTCCTGGAGGTCCCTTTACATATCCAGTATCAATAGTAGTAGCAGCAATGTCATCTAATGTTAAAATAAGATTTCCATCCTCATTAACTATCGCAGAAGCAATGCCTATTCCTTGAGTACCAGGCAATAATACCCAATCATTTGAGTTGAGATCAAACCTCCTTACACCAGAATCTCTGGCTGTAGTAGTTTGAAACCATATCATAGATTTATCTGAAGGAGCCTCAGAGCCGATGTAAACATGCTCATCTCCATCTCTACCCTTGGTACCAGGAATATAAACCCAACTACCATTAGTTGTTTTTACTTTTAATGACATATTTATTTAATATAAAATGTATCTAAGTTGTTTCACTATATACTCCAATCCCCTCTAATATTCTAATTTGATAGGTTTTATTTTTCTGAGGAGTAAAAGATCCACCATTAGCCCATTTAATCTCTGGAGTAAAAGTTACTACAGGAGTCAAATCTCCAGTACTAAACTGTAATAGATATTCATTAACAATTCCAGTTTGAGCAGGTGGCACTAAAGTAATATATAGAGTAGTTATAGGAGTTTCCCATACGTAGAATCTATTAGTCTCTAAGGAAGGCTTATTAGTAGTCATTGCTATTTTCTTAGTATGGGTCGTGACTTGAGCAGCTTTAATAACTAACTCATTAATAGCATTGATAATAGTCTTAGCTTCTGTTAATAATGCCTGATATTGAGCATTTTCTAGTAGAGGTATCTCTGTTCCATCAATATCTGACATATCTACCCATACTTCCTTATACTCTTCTGTTGGTTCAACAACTCCTACTGAAACTACATTATGTTCTAATCCCAAGGATTCAGTAGTATTCTCAGTCTGGATTATATTGCCATTAAGCTTAGGCTTATTAGAAACATCATTATTATAATCTGCAGTTTCCTTATAGGCCAAAGATTTTAACTTAGACTTGTCTTCTTTAGTAGCTAACTGATTATCTGTATAGGTTTTAGATACATAGTCTTTAACAGCAACCGAGATAACATTGTCACTACTGATATTAATATTAGTAGAATCAGTATTAACTCCAGTGTAAATATTAACCAAAGCTTCTGCGGGAATCCTTATCTCTGACTCATCCCACATCACTAAAACAATTTCCTCTGTAGTAGCATCGTAATAACCTTCCTTAATAATCTGTTCTATAGGTTGGTCTATTACCATAATGGTACCATCACTTTTAGTAAAGGTCCATACTCCACTAGATGAGTTATAACTTACATCTGTTATAGAATCTTCAACTTCAGTTTTTTTGGCGTAGTTAATCTTAATATTAAGACCATCTTCATCTCCAATAGCTTTGTCTGCTATATTAACATGTAATTCAGATTCTACCTTATTATTTAATTTATCTGAGTTATTGGCTGTTTCTAATACCTTACCATTCTCATCTAAATGAGCGTAACTTCCAATTGGTTGCTTACTATCTAGCTCTTGTCTAAGACCAGTTATAGCTTCTATAGGATGACAGTCAACAGAATTAGTATCTAATAGATCTTTGTGTAGTCCAGAAAAAGCCACTTGAGTTAATTCTTCTCTATTAACTTTATCTGGAATTGTTCCTACTAGATTTTTATCATGATCTGTATAATCATTAGTAGATAATCCCTTTCCTGGAATCTTATCTACTTTATTACTTACTTGAGCTAAATCTCTATAAAATTCCTCTTTAGTTTTGGTATATCCACCAAGCTTAGCAAGCTCATAAGCTGAGTCTCCTTGAGGTCCTTTACATTCAGTTTCTTTATAGGTCCAGTACTTTGAGTCTTTCTCTTTATATAGAATAACAATAGAAGTATTACTAGTAATAGTAATTGGTTTGCCATTCTCTTGAATAAAGTTGGTATATTCTCCTGCACCTGAGCCAATATAAGCTATATAATCATTAGTAGTTACTGGATAAAAATCTGGACCTGGTTCTGCTATACCTCTAATATCTTCAAATAGTACATAGCCAGGAGTAACATTTTCCCATCTACTTAATGATTTATAAACATTATAGTATAATAGAGAATATCTCTTAGTGGGCCCACCTGACTGTTTTAGCCATAAGATATTCTTTGAAGAGGCTGGGGGAGCTTCTGGACTAACCCAAATACTCCCCAAACCTTTTATATACTCATACATATTGAATCAATTAATTATTAGATGATCCATTATCTGCTAGGATTCCGGCCGTCTGTAACTTAGTTAATAGATTATTATAAGCTGCTATAACCTGTTCTAAGGTAGCATCTGCAGCTAGACTTGTAGGAGTAGTAACAGGAGTAAATGTACTGATAGCTATATTCCCTGATCCTAACAGAGATGTACTATTAATCGTTTTAATATTAGTTCCAGATACTAATTTGTCTTGTTTAGTAGCCATCTCCTTATCCAAGGAATCTAGCTTATCTCCTTGTTCATCAGTTAAGGTTTGAAGCTCTTGGATATGAGTAGCATTGACTGCTACCTCTCCACTTAAATCTTCTAAATTAGAAGATAAGCCATCTAAAGAATTCTGAATAGTTACACCTGGATCTTTAGTAGGAATAGAAGTAGCATTATCTGGAGCTGAAGCTTCAGAAACCAAGTTTTGAATCATTTCATCTTCAGTGCCCTCAAACCCTGCTTCAGAAATTCTTTGATATAGATTGTTAACTACTAAATCTTTGTATCCATCAGGAGTAAAAACATAGACATACCCTGCAGTAGTTTTAGTAGATGGTTTCATCCATATATCATTTGTCCTTACATATATAGGACGTGCGCTTTGACAATAAAATTTAATCATACTTATTTAGTATTTGTTGAAGTTTTCTGTTTACTTTTGATACTTAACTCTTTCTCTTTAAGTCTAGTATCAGACTTTAACTTCTCCCGTTCAAGCTCCATTTGTATATTAAATTGTCTAATCTTTTCTAATAGTTCCTCCTTTTTAAGATTAGACTCTGCCTCATCTGTTTCAAGTTCAGTATCTTCGTGGGCAATTTGAGCCACTAGAATCTTAGTCTCGTTATCTCTTTGATTCATTTGATCCTGTAGCTGAAGTTCTGCTAATTTAGTCTGAGCCTGTTGCTCTGCTATAGCTTGTTGAGACTCTAATTGTTGTTGTTGTGCCTGAGCTTGTCTCTCCTGAATATCCTTCTCATCTTTTTCTATAATTCTTTGAATCTCTGACAAAGAAGGAGAAGTAAATATTTTCATAATTGAGGAGAATGAGAGAGTTTGATTTTGAAGAGCTGCTTGAGCTAAAGTATCAAGTTTTTCAGTAAGTTGTTGGGTCTCTGGACTACTATCAACCATTATCCCATAGTCACAATCAGCAAACTCATCCCCATCAATCTCCATAATCTTCATTGCTCCATCATTAAGTATATATTGGAACTTTTTGGAGCCCCCTCTAATAGCCATTTTAGCTGTTTCTAATAGACACTCAAGGGCTCTTCTTTTTATATCATCATGGACAGTAAATAACCACTCGGTTATATGAGATGATTGCAATGTAGCTCTTTCAACTCCACCAACAGTTTCTCTTGCACTAATTTGTCCCTCTCGTTGCTTAGATATACCAGCAACCTCGGACATTTCCATCTTTATAAACTCAAGAAGATTTAGATGCTGTTGAATGTAATTACCAGTTTCAGCATCAATGACTCCGGTATTTTGGTTACCCATCATTCCTGCTAATTTACCTTTAGCAGGTCCTATAGATCCCTCCTTGAATCCATCTTGTACAGCTATATGATTAACTTTAGCAAAATGTACCCACTTGGTAACATCCCATCCTTTAGGAACTAAAGCTAAATCAAGTCTTAGAATCTTTCCCCAATTAGCTGCAATTGCCTTATTTAATCTATCATGAATTACATCATATAGATATGAATAAGGCTTCATCATATCTACTAGAGAGAATGGTTTTGAATCGTTGAGATTATATACACCACCAACAATGCCAAAATGACATCTTGATGGATTAGATAGTCTATTGTACTGTACTAATCTAGGTCTCATATTTAGGTAAATATCTTTACCTATTTTAGTACCTTCCCAAGCCTCATCAATCCACAGTATCTTTTCTTCCTCTCCTAAGTCCTTATTTATGATATAAGTCTCAGGATAGAAGTTATACTCTTCTTCACCAGTCTCAGGATCATAAGATTTAACCTCTTTAATCTTTCTCTTACTCTTCCAGTACATCCTAAGAACTCTGATATTACCATTATTATCAAAGTAATTAGTAGTAGCATTTACTCCAGTATTACCAAAAAATACAAAGTTATCTATAACTGTACCTTCCCCATATTCATTACCAGTAACATCAGCAAAATTAACAAAGGAGTTTCTTTCATCATGATTTTGCATCTCATCAGTAGCATAACTTTGAGGCAAATTATCTATATACTCTATATCTTTAGGAGTCAACACATCATAAAAGGTCTCTATAATTTTTCCTGGGCTCCAGAAGTCTATAAGAATAATAATATCAGCATCTTCAATTCTACTGGAATATCCTTGTCTAAAGGCATGTACCTTCATAGGATTTAATCTCTCAAATGTGGGCTCTCCACCAACAATATCACACTGATATTCTTCTTCTCCTACAGCCATAGCATCTACAAATCCAGCATTGAATTTAGTAGATACTGCTAGTTCTTTTATGTAATGTTTGAGTAATAAATTAGCCCTCTGCTCTCTAATATCTTGCCACTCATAAGTGAAATAATAAGTAAGCTTGTCTATTTCATTGTTAAAATCATCTTCAGACATGGAATTATTTGCAATTAATTCTTGTAGTCTAGCAAATAACTCTTGTTTCTTCGATTCTTCTATCTCTGATAGAGCATTAGGATTAGTAACAATGGCTCTAAAGTCAAATCTACGCTTAGCTTCTTCACCTCTAAGAACATTCAACTTAGAGTTCATTATAGGGTAATGTTGAATAGTCTCAGGAATATAATCTGCCTGTACTTGTTCAGGGTTGAGAACTATAGATAGATCCTGCATATCTAAGTATCCATTAAGAAGATTATAGTTAATCTTTTTCTTAATTAGAGACTTTCTCACAGTGCTATCATAGAAGTAAGTTCTTCTATCAGCCCAGTCTAGATGTAATTTTCTCCACTCTCTAGTTTTTTTGGAGAAAGGAAGCATCTCTCTGGGTAATTTACTAAGTGCTAACATATAACATGTTTATATTATTTATATAATAATAACAAATATAAGTAAATTTAGCATTTAATACAAGCTTATTAATAAAATATTTATGTAAAAAACACACTTTTATTACTATATTTACCTAGGCTAAATTTAGAAGCTAAATTTGAACTTTGCTCCTTTTTTAGATTGACTAAAAAATGGATCATTTCCTAAATAGTTAGGATCATCTTCAATAGATGATTTAACATCTCCTTCACCTATTAATCTTAATTTATCTTCTCTTAAAAGCATTAACATTCCTAAGGCATCATGTCTATCAAAGTTAGCATCTGAATTCCATTGAGATAACTCCTGTATTAAAGCTCTATAAGGAATTTTAAATAGATTTAAACTTGTAGTTTCCTCTACTTCTCCATTCTCTAAGATCTTATTAGTTTCAGTTGGTTTTAACAACCAGTCCCTTATACATCTTCTAGCATAAGCTTTGATAGGTTCAGTTGCATTAACACCTTTATTTTTATTACCATATAAGTTACCTCTAATCATTTCTTTGTCTCGAAGAAATTCCAAGGTATCAGATAATAAATAAAGACAATTATGCTGAGAAAAATACTTAAAAAGACCTTTTTTATTGTTTTCATAGTTACATTCTGCATTATAAAATAGTAGAGCTTTTCTGCATATTTCATAGAAATCATCTGCAAATGTAGGTCTACCAACGTATTCAAAGACTAATTCATCTGTGAAAAGGTCCAATATGTATAAAGCTCCTAATGACATAGTGTTAGAAACATCATCATCATAAGGGTCAATTCCAGCTATATATCTACCAGTTGGGATATTACCAGATGAATCTGTTTCAGGCATAGCTTTTATACAGATAGCTCCTTCTAATTTATTGTCTTTATGTGGAAAGTTTTTAATATAATCAACATCAGTATCTGGTTTATAGATAACTGCTCCATCCTTTATAGCTAGTCTACCTATCCAGAGATCATCAAAATGATGAGGATTAAAATCAATCTCATTGAGTCTATCATTCAAATCAGCTACTGGATAGATAGTATTATCTCTCTTCATAATAGCTTCTTGAATAGTAATGGCCATTTCAGCTTTTCTCTGAGTTAAAGCCATAGCATCAGAAGAGTTATACTTAATTCTAATTCTATCTCTAATTTCTGATAATAAAGCACCTATTACATCTGATACTCCATCAGAATTATAGTAACCTTTTCTATTCATATAAGCTCCAAGAAAGAATACTGTCTTGGTTTTACCTTGGCTATTTTTATCAAAAACATTAGGAATAGCATAGGTTCCATACCCATCTGGATGATATATTAATTCTAAGGCTCCTGAAAAGTCCGAACCTTCTGTATTATGAGTAATTATTCCATTAGCTAGATAAGTATGAGTATTATCAGCGGTTAAATTATAGATCGGTTGTAACCCTATATCCTCTATTTTAATGATCTTTTCATAATCAAAAGATTGTTTTCTCCATCTCTTCTTCTTTAAGGCTATTTCTCTAGCTGCCTCTAAAGCCTTCTGCTTATATTTAATAAGTAGATGCACCGAGTTAGCTAGATTTATAATTCCATCTCTAGTTTGAATATCAATAGAATAATATAAGTTCTTATCTTTAATTCTTTTATTGGGGTTTGTGCTAGGTAGCTTAGTACTAATATTAGCGTATACCCCTATTTTACTTAACAATAACTGTACCTGTTCTGCTAATATCTTATTACTGGTGGCTATACTAACAGAGATAGCTGGAAGCTTTCTCTTACCATGTAACTTACCAATAGAAACACAACCATCAGTATCTATAAGTCCAGCTATGAAATTGCAAACATCCTCTTTACTAGCATTGAATAATGTTTGAGGTATTCTCTTATTGTTACCAGATTGCCCATAAATTCCTAAACTTCTTAATTCATTTCTAATATCCTTAATTCCAATCTCCTCTATGATTCTTCCATCTTGTGTAGGAAAAGGTGTATTATAAATTGATGTAGAATATCTACTTTTAATATAATCCTGAATTTCTCTATCACAAGAAGTAATTCTTGGGGAACTTACATAGCTTCCATCACCTATCAACAAACCTACTAATCTAGCATCAAATATTGGAGCATCTCCAAATTTATCAACAGTATTACAAACAGCTACAGTATCTCCAACTGACAATTCTTCTGCCTTATACCAATTCCAAGTTCTACACCCATTTACATCTAATTTGTTGCTAGAATAAATGGGATGATCTATACTGCATGATAGTTCTCTACCTGAGTTAGTAATAATCTTTAGACAAGGTTTTAAAGCAGGATCTCTTAAATTGCTTATAGATTCTATACTAACTTTATTATTGTTTAAATCATATCCTAATATGCCATCTTCTGCTCTAAGTTTCTCAATATTAACTAGGTCTCCTGTAGCTGTAAATACTTGAGTACCAGCACATACACAACCGCCCGTTCCAAAAGCCAGTAGTTGCCCAAATGCATATTCTCCTTCTCTAACATTATAGTCAGAAGTATTCCATGTATTTAAGAACTGTGGAAATCTACCAAATTCCTCAAATATTAATTTATGTGCTCGTTTACCACGTCCTTTATCTGGATTATCTTTAGAAGAGAAACCAATTATTTCATTTTTGGTCCCTTTAATAATCCCTGAATTGGCATCCATATATCCCATAATCCAGTTCATATCAGCTAAACTATTCTTATATCTAGCTGATGGAAACTGAGTATTTTCAGCACAAAAATCTGCCATACTCACAAACTTATTAAGAATACCATCTTTAGTTAAGTATTCTTTCTCATAAGCTGTAACAAGACCTGTCACTTCTTTGCTAGTCTCAAGACTTTCTCCACATGTAAAGATCTTGGCTAAAAGAGCTCCTGCTGAATAGGATTTTCCCACGCCGCGTCTAGCTATTAATACTGCATGTTGTCCACCTATCCAATCATTATATAAACCTCCATGTCTAGCTTGATCTATATAATGAAACCATAAATAATTTGCCTCCCATATTTCTGGAAAGCTACTCACACGTAAAGCTACTTTACTATTAGCTCCTTTGGTTCTAGAAACCATAATAGGGCAGTAGTTAATGTAGAAATAAAAATCTCCAGTTACCCACTCCCCATCAGATGGTCTCACATACCCATTCCAGATTCTATCTAATTCTTGCCTAATCCATTTACCAAACTCACTATTAGGATTACCATTAGGTCTTAGTTTTGTATAACATCCATACTTTTTATAATGATTACCTGCTGGCCTAAAATATTCCATATCCTCCAAAATATGAGGATGGCAGACATCCACAATGATCCTGCCATCCTTTCTTGGTAAATCTCTTGCATATTTCCTATCAGGAGATATAAGAGATTGTATAAATGGAACATTATTAATATAATCAAACAGGTTTTCATATTCCTCCTTAGTGAGAGATTTAATTAAGTCATCAGTAAGGGCTGTTTGATATTTATTAACTTCCATTATTTTGTATAATTACTCAATATAAATCCATAAATATAAGTAAGTAAATTTTCAGTCATAGATGTCTCAATCTCTACCTTATTAAGCTTATTTAAAGGAACCATAAATGTAAATTCTTTGATAATTTCAGAATTATCTGAAGCATTAGATTTATAGGATAGGCTCCATACAAATTTCTTATAAAAAACAACTTCTTTAAGTATAGCCTCTTCTTTAACTAAAGCAAATAGGCCATTTTTATATTTAGAATCTACAATCTTATTAAAGTCATTCAGACTCTTAATTATCATATCAGTATTAGACATAAGTATTAGTTTTTAGTAAATAATGAATCAAATCCGTCCTCGCCAACTTTCTTAAGCTTATTAGCTCTCATACGGCCATTTTCCTCAATCTCTCTTACAATAGCTGCTTCTGCTTCAGAGAATTCTTTGGCTAACCTAGGAATATCCTTTACAGCACTAACAAAGGAGTTAATAGTATATTTAGGCTTACCTTTATCATCCTCTTGACTAAGATCCATTTCCAACAGAAATGCTCTTGCTTTTTCTATAGCTGCTCTAGTATCTCTGAGCAATAAAGATGAGGTTGTTTGAGTAAGAAATTTATATACCTCTAAAGCACGTAATACCTTTTCATCTGGCTTCCAATTAGAAGGTAATCCTTCTTGCTCTATGATAGATATTTTTCTCTCCTCATCATCTGTAATAAAGCTATAATCACTTCTAGGATCAGCATAAAAATAGATGAATCCTAACTCCATAATAGCTTTTTCTTTGTTTTTAGATCTATCTCTTTTAAAAAGTTCTCTAAAAGCTTTTATACATAAAGCTTCTTCAGATATATTTAATTTATATCCTTCAAAAGTGAATAGTTTCATATCTTAAAAATAAAGCCCCTTTTAAGGAGGGGCTTATATGTTATACTATGAGAGTACTAGAACTAGGCTTAACTAAATTAGTTGCCTTAGGAGCCTCCGTTATAGTATCTGGAAGTGCTACTTCCACTTCTTTATACTCTTTAATAATAAACTCTACATCTTGATTATCTAAGAATAAATAATCAACTCCATCTATTTCTACAAAGGTAAAGGCATAAGAGACTATCTGATTATTATATTCCTCCATATCAGCTTTTGCTGAATTCTTGGAATACTTATATTGAGCAAATCTCTTAAAGTTTAGAGAAACTTTATCTCCCTCCTTAATCTCTCTAACTCCATCACCTATGGCTACTACAGTTTGAATATCTTTAATAGCTCCTTCCATATCTGGTATAACCATACCTGTCTCAGTAATGGAGTCCTCAAAAGTATATCTATCTGCAGTAGTTACCAATCTAGTAAAAGTTGGTTTAATCTTCTTCAGTACTAGTTTTTTCTTTATCATTTTTTAATTCTTGTAGTAAATTATATCTTTCTCTTAATCCTACTATCCTATCCCAAGTGGTATAGAGCTTTCCAAGGCCAGGTATATTAACACTTACACGATGTTGTTTAAAATCCTCTTCAGACTCTAAATCTTTAATTGGAATAGCTGCTATTACTGAAGCACTAAATTCCCATAAAGATCTATATGCCACAGTTACTACTTCCTCAGGTAACTCCATTTCTCTGGATACTTCTTTTATAACTGATTTTAAAAGTTTATTAGTTATCATCAGTCTTAAGATCAAATAGTAAAATTAGTTTATACTCTTTTGAATCTATCTCTAGATTTGGAATATATTTCTTTTCTATTTTATTATCCTTTATTATCCCTAACTTTCTAAACTTAGCAAGCAGTACTTGAAAGTATGGAGGAGCAATATCATGCTCTTCTCTGATAACTCTCTTAGTATCCGCATTCATAAGTACCTTATCTAATAATTCATCATTGGATATACTTTTAGATAGTTCATACCTCATTCTTAAAAATGAGGCTAGTACTTCCATCTCCTTATAAGATAAGCCATGTAGGGGTTTAATAAATTGTAACCAATATCTAAAGAAATTATTATCTGCTTTTGCTAACGTAGTAACTATATGGGCTATATTAGAATTCTTAGTGATATTTCCCATATACATAAATTAATTTATTCAGCAGACTCACTCTCAACTTTAGGTTCTTCAGGAGGAGTTAGAGCAGATTGAATCTCTTCAATTGCAAAATCTACAAACTCTTTAGAGAATAGTTCTTTAAATTCAAGAGCTTTAAATAAAAAGTCTATTCTTTTAATTGCTTCAGCATATCCTCTTTGCATAAGCTGCTCCCTCAAGGCATGATTCTCATTAGCTAGACCATTACAGATCTCTTTGAGCTTATCATAATCAAGTTTTGGAGGTTGATTAGCAGCTTTATTTTCTTTAACTTCTTGTACCCCTTCTTTTAATTCAACAATCTTTCCCATAGTTCTACTTTTTTTCATCTAAAAATTTATGACCATATTTTTCTTCGTAGAGTTTCTCCCATTGATATATATTCCCTACTATAATTCTTGTAGATGTGCAATGGCCACAATAACAATCTACAATTCCAGTATAATTCATTACTGACAGTGATAGACACGATGCACAAAAATATACTGGTTCATTATTATAATCGTTCTTTTTGTCTACACTTGAATTCTCCATAAATACTCCTTTTAATATCCTCAAAGGGTTTATTTTTCCTATTATTAAAAGGTCTTCTAGGATATATAATTCCAGTATCAGAGACATGTCCTCTTGCAATAGCTCTCCTTACTGATTTATATCTCTTTACACCCTCATAGGTAAATAATCTTAATTCTCCCATAATCTTTTATTTAACATAAAATTTAACCAGTTGATCCATTTAGATTCGAACTAAAACTACTAGAACCAAAATCTAGGGTACTACCATTATACTATGGATCAATCCAACAACACGCCTCCTATGCTCTTGGGGTAGGATTTGAACCTACGATATCTTGATTAACAGTCAAGTGCATTAACCTCTATGCTACCCAAGAGTAATGTAGTTTTTGCCAACTCCCTAGTTATGTACACTTACTAGTTAATGAAGGGATAACTACCAACCCGGTACAGCTTAATACCTAAGCTTATTATTTCTTACCACCACGACCAGTGACTTTACCTTTTTTACCACCTTTACATGCCATAATTACTCAAAATTAATAGTATCAATAACAGTAGAATCTGCTACTGTATCAGCCAGAACAACTTCTGTTGAATCTACAGTTTGTTCTGTAGCATTTGGATGCATTAAAGTACATGAACATACTAAAGCTCCAAGTGAAAAAATTACTAAGATCTGTTTCATTTATATTTATTATTTTTTAACAATACAAAGATAAGTAAAATAAATTTAATATGCAAATATTTTGCTAATTATTTTTACAAATTCTTAAGCTGGTCTATAAACAAAGTATTAATGGAGTCAACTCTTCTTGGACTTCTACCATCCTTTTGTTCTTTCATAAACTGTTCTATATTATTTCTAATTGCAGCTTCTGTTGCTTTAGGATACTCTTTGTTTGGTCCTACGTTAAATCTAATATCAGTTAACCCTCTCTTTAAAGAAGGATACATTGTATCCCAGGCTTCATATCCATATTTATTAATAATATCTTTTCTAACAGCATCTAAACTTACCTTTAGATTATAATTTAATCTGTTATTTGCCTCTTCATCACTAATTCCCTCAGCATGGGCTCTTTTAATAAAAGCTCGATCTCTTTTATATTCATAACTTGGAACTAACTTATCCCCATAACCTATTGTTTTAGCCCCTCCTTCTGGAGATAGATGTGGGTACCACCTTCCATTTTTGTAGCCTTCTTTACTCTCATTCTCAATATTCTTTTCCATTCTCATAAATTCTGGGTTTATTATATTATCCTTTTCTATTCTGTTATAATATTCCTCTGATATTTTAGGAATCATTTCTTTCTCAAGATCTGTTTTATATCTTACTAAAGGAACTTTTTGATTCTCTACCTCTATATATGTTGGAATTTGATATCTATATGAATCCAAATTATTTAGTGAATTACTAGGATCTACAGGTTGATTAGGCTGTGTTTGTAATACTTTTAGTAATGAGGTGTTCTCAGGATCTACTTTAAATGAAGAAGGATTCATTTGATTACTCTTAGTGCTTTTCCCATCATAGATATTGCCACCAAAAGCTTTCTTATTCTCTATAGCCTTATAAATACCATATGCTCCTAATCCTGCTCCAGCAACAGTAGCTCCTATTTTAGCTCTATCTTGTATATTCTGATAATATCTAGCAGCTTCTTGGATTCTATCTCTTCTACTTTGTTCTAAAGTAGTAAGTTGTTGAATAGCTTCACCTACAGCTGAAGGATTCTCTTTTTGTAATCTCTTAAATATATAAGGTACTGAACCTTCTCCTCTCTGTGTTATAAATAGATCTGATTCTTTTACTGGAAGAGTTTGATTAAAAGTAGAGGCCTCATATACCTTATTAACCTTTGGAGATTCATATAATACTCTCTCTGACCTAGGTGGAATAGAATTATAATAGTATGTTCCTTCTATACCTTTATATCCGAAGGTATTTCTAGCTTTATTTATAAACTCTTTCTGATTGATATCTCCTTCCCTAAGACTCCACATTAATCTAGTAGTTTCTAGACTAGCAGGAGAAACAGCATTATCTACTTGAGGTAGTACCTTTTTATATCTTTTAAGTTTTTCCAGTGGACTTTCATTAGAGGTAATACCAAAATCTAAACTAAGATCACCTATATATCCTCTATTACTAAATTGTTTAGCAATATCAGTAGAGTTTGATGTATATATTCCAGGTCCTCTAGTAGTCTCAAATCCCTTAGGAGAAGGGTTGGTAAAATAAGTAATAGCCTCTTCTGGAGAAGATGCTTTGACCCCTCTTAACATTCTTCCCTGTCTCTGTATAAATTTGTCTACTACTTCTGGAGAAAAAGACTGCTTGGTCTCTATCAAATAATCTTCTAATTCTGGAGCTATTTTAAAAGCTTCTTTATTAGAAGAATTATAGGGAACATTATACTGATCTATATTATTTAAGTATCTTATAGCAGCTTCTCTAGGTGATAAATTATCACCTACTTTAATATCTCCTGGACGTAATATTCTTGTTAATTGCTTCTTTAAAGGTCTTGTTATCTTCTTAACACCTTTAGTATCAATAACCCTTAATGGACTAATAGCAGTTAATCCTTCTGTAACACCTTCTGCTAAATCTGAAGCTACACCTACATAGTTTTTATCCTCTATATCTCTAGATAATTTCTTATCAGGCCTACTGTCTAAATAACCAGCTAACCCAGCAGAAGTACTAGATGCTCCTATAGTAGAAGCAATAATAGGATTAGCTATTTTAGCAGCTTTATATGCTTTTGCTGCTGCATTAATTTTAGATATAGCCCCTAATGGAGCCGCAGTTAAAGTAGCTGCTGTAATTGGATTTAATAAACCTGTAGCTTTAGTAATAGCTGCATCACCTATTCCAGCAGGAGCATTAGATCTATAACTATTAACAGGATTAGTTAAAGTAGCTCTAAATGTAGCATCACTAGGTTGTATATCTCCTCCATCATCATACTTATTATAATGATCTCTCATTAAAGAAATTGAGGATATACCATTTGACCGATATATCCCCATTAATTCAGCTCTCTCAGTCATAGAGAGATTATTCCATTTATCCATACTAAACTAATGCTACTGATACAGCTGTTAATTGTTGGTCAGCATTAATATTAGTACTAAGAACTAATTTTCTTTTCCTACCAACCTTATACTTAATAACTACTCTTTTAGTTACTTCTCCATTATGAGTGTTAATGGCTTTATAGTCAATTCTTTTTCTCATACATTAAATCTTTAATTTTAGCTAGCATTATATCTTGGTTAGTATAAGCATCTCTTTCCCAAGGCCTTTCATTATAACTAGTAGTAGGGCTAAACTTAATGCCATTATATACTATTGAATCTGTGAGACTTTTCTGTATTAATATACCATCATAATACTGCTTCAAATGAATCATTTCATGAGCAATTATAACCTCAATTTCTCTATTTGAAACAGTTCTATTTATAAATAGATTATAATCTTTTGGATTATTTTGATAGAGCACAGCTTTAATATCTCTATTATACTTAAAGTATCTGTCATTATAAAGTATATTCACCTTCAAACTATCTATCCCCATAACCTTATTAACTGCTATAAATACCATAGTATCTACCTTATAAGTAGTAGTATTTGTTATATTAATAGTAGAAGGTATTTCATACTGTATAGTCTGATATTTAGGTAAAAATAAAATAATCAATCCTATTAAAGCTAACCCTAATAGTAGTATCCACCAATATTTTTTAAACATAGTAAGGGCTTTAGCAATTTTACTCGCGCGTTATTTAAATAGTAGTTACTATTTATTATTTAGAGTATCTTATTCTATATAAGAATCCTCTAGGCCCTCTCATCCCTCTGACCATTTTAACGAGTGGTTTCTCTTTAGAAATAACTTTTCTTCAACCTATCTGTTTAACCAGGGTGGTATTTATCCACCAAGGACCGACTTTAAGGAATGCCTTCATTAGTTTAATTCTAACAGGACTTATATCCACTACTATTCCCCTTGCGACGATACGCTGTAGCCTAGGAGCTTTTATATGTTATTTCCTAAAGAGGATTACTAATAACCCCCTGACCATAGTTCCAAGCCTTTTATCTTTCTCAAGGATAGTACCTGGATGAATGGATAGTGCAAATATAAGTAAAAAAAATTTAATTTCCAAATTTTTAATATAAATATTTTACTTATACTTTTTGTCCATAACCCTAAACAATTTTTACTGTTTGAAAAAAATTTAAAAAAATTTTAAAAAAAATTTCAAAATTAATAGAGTGTATGGGAGTGGTTGATACTTCCCCAAGACCCCCCACTAAGTTTTGGATAGAGGGTTCTACCCCCCATCACATCTGTGAGTAGGTCTTACAGAATTGAAACGACATCATTAAATTTAAAACTTAGTATCATGGACCAGAAGTATAACAGTGAATTCATTGAAGGTAAAACCAGCCTTAGCTTGCAAAAACTTGCTAAAATGGTTGACGCAGACACGATCGAGGTGAAACCTTATGCCAATGAGAAAGGAAAGTTCTGTTTCCTCTTGGCTGATGGTTGTCCTATTGGACAGGCATCTGGTAAGATCCGTGAAACTGTCAAAAAAGTTGGGGAGAATGAGTATACTGTGGATCTTCCCAAACATCCTGTAGTTAGTGCATTGCAGCCTAACGACGGTGGTGATGTATTCTACATCCTGCACGAGCAAGGTGGGGGAGACAATGTCATCACTCTGTATGATAGGAATGCACGACCTGCACCAGTCAAGTCTCAGACCATCTATGGTGAATAAATAAAGGGGGAGAAAACTCCCCTTTTATTTTATTTATCTTATTTTATATCTTACTTTTATATTTTCTTTTATTACATTTACAACAGTTTTGTAAGACCTACTTATTGTTACATACTTAACATAATATTATATCAACTCCTTAGTAAATTGCATTGTACCAAGGTTGTAACTTGGCTAAGGAGCAATAATGTCTAATTATTAAATTTTAATAGATATGAAAGAATCAATATTAACCTATCTCCTTATGTTGGTGATAGGAGTAATATCAATAGTAATATTGATGGCATTTTCTGCAATGTTTAACTCTATTGTTTAATCTTATTAAAAGTTAATAATTATGACTAAAGAGATTAAAGGTATTATTATATATTGTCTACTGATGATATGTTTAATATCTATTGTAGTACTAATTATAGCTGCAACAATCCTATGTAAAGTATTATTTCTAATAGGTTGTTTAGTTATTGGAATTTGTCTGGTGACTATATATTTTATTAAACCTTAAAGAGGATTTATTATGGAGTATGGTAGTGGTGAAGATCTTGAGTCTCAGTTGGTTATGATGCTTGGTTGTATCCCAACCGTCATTTTCCTACTATTAGCAGGGTTCCTTCTAAAATGCCTCTTAGGCATAGATCTATAATATTATAGCATATATTACTGTCAATTTCTTTAATTGTTTAGTAAATATATGCTATAATTTTTCTATTAATAGTTAAATAACTATACAAATTTAACATATTAATAGCTAAAATATCACAATTTTATGGACTATATTACTAAACTAAGCAAAGAAACTGATTCCTCAATATATAAATACAGACTCCTTAATCTAATAAATAACTGGGGTAGACTTACATTATTCACTAGCAAAAGCATGAGAGATACTTATATTAACTTTGAAACAGCCATCCTTGCAAAAAAGAATGGATTTGATTGGCCCTGTTTCTACTATGCTACATATAAAAGAAAATTTCCTACTACCTTAGAATATGATTCTGATAAACCATCTTTAGCAAATTGGAATGATACAACAGGCATGAACTTTTATGACCGTGTATCATTGCCAACACAATCACTTCTTCAAAGATGGTTAAGAGAGAAACATCAGGTAGACATAGTCATAATACCTACTCCTAATAATCATTATACATTTAAACTAATTGATATAGGAGTAGAAGATATAGAGAGACCACCATATTCTAAAGTAGAAGCTGAAGATTTTAATAGTTACGAGTCTTGTTTAGAGAAAGCACTGCAAAAATGTTTAACTGCAATAATTACAAATAATCATGACGGTAGAAGAATTTAAGAAACTCACAGATATTCATCAAAAAATGCTAATCTTTGAAGATGCAGCAGATGCTTTAAAAAAATGCATAAAAGAAGATTCTGTTCCTTGGATACAGTTTGGAAATTCCCTTACTATTTCTAAACTATCTGGATTTGAAAAGGATCTAGATTTTAAGTATCTTATGGATAAGATACTTGAAGAGGTAGAATTTCTTAGAGACCAATACAAAAAGGAATTTGAGGAATTTACCCTCTTATAGTAAACATGGGGGTGACTTGGAATTGATTTGCAGCATTAGAATAATAAATTAGGTAGTAGATGGGCAGTCTACTTTAAAAGAGCTCAAAACAACAAATGGCAAAAAGATTAGCTCAGCTCTAAATAGAGCAAAAAGTTTCATCCTTGGTGAAATCATTGAGGGTGCACCTGTAGCACTTGCAGCTTAATATTGTTTTTAAAGTTTAGTTATTCTTTAAAAATAACTTGGTGGAAGTTGACCTTAACTGGTCAGCCCTTATTTCATAATCAACAGCAAACAAATTCTTGGGCTATGTAAGATTAATAGCATCCTAAACCTATGAATAAATTTATTACTTTAAGTTGTAAAGACAAGGGTTCGAATCCCTTCACCTCCACTCATATCCTTTAACAGCAATCACTATGAAAATACTCTGCATTGTATCCTTAGCTATTTTTCAAATAGCTTGCTCCAATTCTATATATCTCAAAAAAGATGAGGTTGTAGATATATACATGACTATGCCTGATACGGCATATGAACTCTTAAATAAGAGGTTGCCTGAAGGGACAAAAATTAAAACCTACGTCAAACAGTACCTAAGGTATTTGGATTATTATAATGAACAATATCTAAATACTTGGGAGTATGAATAACCTCTAAACTAAAACCTATGAATGCTAATAATTTCGGAGCGGCTATATTAATAGCTAAGGTAAGTAAAGGACAAATTCTTTACAATCGCATACTTAGAAAGAGAATTAAGCCAAATAAAACATGTTTGGTATTTGGCAAAGTAGTAGATATCTCAAAGATGCCAAAGCATCTACAATAACTGACCCATACTGATAAATTCTATAAAAACTCTTTTAAGGGATAGAGTATAAAGAACCCTTTTACTAATTTAGGCACTTAGTTCAGTGGTTAGAGCACGAAGCTTATACCTTCGGAGTCGCAGGTTCAAATCCTGCAGTGCCTACAATAAAATTATGATCGGCAAATGTCAGATAGCCAGTAGATGAGGACTGACGAAGTAATTACCTACTTACCCAATAATAAAGGGAAAGAACCGGATTCTTTCATGACTTTATTCCTTTGAGGGTTCCACGCCAATAAAAAGTCTGCAGAAATTTCTATTGGTGGTATCGGTTAAGGAAAGTAACCAAAGCATCTAGCCTAGGTGAATAGTACTAAAGTTGCAAATTTAGTCTAACGAAAACTTCTGAGGGTAATCTCAGATTTTACTTTATAGGGTAGTAGAGGAGTCAGGTTTATCTCACTGCATCTGGGATGCAGGGCACGCTAGTTCGAATCTAGTCTACCCTACTAAATTTAAAATATACTTAGGTATGAAGAAACTATTGGAGCATCTCACATCAATAAGAGAATATCTTCATTTACAAGAGGGTATACTTCGTAGACAAGAAGAAGAGAAATTTAACAAAAAGATTAATTCCTTAGTATTAGAGCTCTGTAATTATCTTAATCAAGATATAACGAAGCTTAGTGTATCTAATAATAGATATATTGTATGGAAGAAACAGATAATCATTGATAAGAGGGGAATAGATGCTTTTAGAACAAAACTCTGTCAGAAAACAGATATTCCTAGCACAGCTATTAATATGTATTTGCTTACTACCAGTACAACAATTGTAACAACGATTGACTTAGAACGTTTAGATTTAACTGAAAGTAAATGATGCAAAAAATAATAATTATCCCTGATGTACATGGAAGAAAATTCTGGAGAAGAGCCGTTGAAGAAGATGCCAATAAGATTATATTTCTCGGAGACTATGGTGATCCATATGGTAGTGAGGAGATATCTCATAAAGATGCTCTAATAGAACTTGAAGATATTGTCAGATTTCAAGAAGAAAATCCAGACAAGGTAATCTTATTATTAGGTAATCATGATGCCCACTATCTTAGTAGATCCTTTTCTCCGTGCTCACGCTATAGTCATAAATATGCGTCTGAATATTATGACTTATTAGCTAATAGAGTAGAATTTTATAAGGCTTATGAGTGTGAGCAAAATGGAGTAAAATATTTATTTACTCATGCTGGAGTATCTCCAGAGTGGCTACGTAATAATCATATTAAAGAAGAAGACAATCTCAGTCTTATTCTTAATGAAGAACACTGGGATCTTTATGACCAAAGTTCTTACTTAAGAGGAGGATACTTTCTATTTGGAAGTCCTTTATGGGCTGACATTAGAGAACATGCTTCTTCTAAGGAAAGACTCAAAGATTATATCCAAATCTTTGGACATACTATGTTATCTAGACCATATTTTGAAGATAAAATTATTTGTCTAGATTGCAAAAAGGCATTTATACTTGAAAATAATGAAATCAAGGAGTTTTGAATACATTTGTAGTGAAGTATAGTAGCTACATCTTTAAAAATGTATTGGACTTTGGTAGTGGGAAAGAAACTACAACAATTATCCTACATTAATCTAAATCCTTAGTAGGAGAGGTAAGAGTATGGCTAATAATAAATTTAACAAGCCTGCCAAGAAACAAGTTAAAAAATTCATCATCAAAAAGAGTGAGAATCCTATGTATTTTTCACAGGGAATTCTTCTCAAAGTCAATCTACCTGGGGTAATAGGAGGACCTGTGGTTCAGACGGGAAGAACCATTGGTAAAAAATGGTTCCCATCCTTCTCCACACCCAAAGATCCTGAGACCGGAGAGTTCCTGCGTGACAAACAGGGACACTACATTTCAGGAATAGAACTGAACATTCAGGAACATTATCCTCGTGAGCAACGCCTGGCTTATCAGCAGAGGACAATTTCACCTGAGGTTCTCAAAGACTGGGCCTCTAATAGACCAGCTGCGATCGACAAAGCAAGTTGGGCTATACTTACACCTGACCAAAGAATCACATATTGGTTAAGTACTTTCGACCAAGGGTTAGGTATCAGTGTAACTATTCTATAGCCTCAGAGGGCTAATCCGAATTATTAACCATTAAGGGGGGATTTATGTCTCCCCTTAATTTATATTTAGCTACTATGAAACGTAATTTTTATATAAGACTTATATGTTTTATTATAGCTATTATATCAGTAGGACTAATAGTTTTACATATGTATCATTTAGCCTTTTCATATGCAATGAAACCTAATATGCAAGGATTAGGGGTAATGCTTGGGCTATTTGGGTCGTTAGGTATAGTAGCCATAGTACTATGGGTAGAAGATTTAATAATTATGTATAAACTTTTAAAAGATGATATTAAGAACAATTATACTCTTCACGACAGTAGCAATAATCACGACAACTATAGAGATAATTAGATTAATCTATTATAATCATGGTTGCGTGAAAAATAGCAGATATACTATTACAGAATGGTTCTCTTCACCAGAGATTAGCACATTCTTTCGGGAAGTGATGGGCACTCTACTTGGACTATTTATTCTAGCCTTTCTAATATTCTCTGTACTCTGGATTATATGCCCAGAGGATTTTTATTCTTTGTTAAAATGAGAACTTACTCTAATATCTTCATACATATTCCTGGATTTACCAAGTCTGATTTAGAATTTATAAGTAATTCTACTACACATGAAGAAGTCACTCTATTAGCCGCTACCTGTGGTATGTTTATAGAGAAGATTCATTTCTATGATCCATCCACTATTCCCCTGCATAATCAGTATGAGATGAAGCTAGTAGACACTGATGTGTTTGAAATAGCAATGTTTCTAGATGAAATCAAAGCTTATGAAACAGTATATATAGGTTCAAGAAGAATATCTGGAAATGGCGCACATCTTATCCATGTAAGTATAAGATATAATAAGGAAGAGTATGCTAGTGAGGAATTTGAGGTTGATAGTATAGAACGAGATATCATTTTAGGAGTTATACAGGAAGTCTTTTTAACCATCTTAGGAAAGGTCATTGATGATAAAAATAATAAAAAAGATTTTAGTATGAGTAGTATAATATTTAACATTCCTGAGGGATATATATTAGATAAAAAATCTAGTACGAGAACGGCAGTAGTTTACAAAAAAGTAGTATCTTTACCTAGTACTTGGGAGAGCTTTTGTCTTAAGGCTGAGCCTTCTACACGTTATATCCTAACTTATGAAGGAGAGATAACAAAGGGAGACTCAGAGTGTTTAAACCCAAGTCTAGATCGTAATGTACTACCCTCAGAAGAAACAGCTAAGGCAGTAAGAGCATTGATACAACTTCTTAATCTAAGAGAAGTATATAAAGAAGATGATGACCCAGCTTACTTATGTTTTTATAATGTTACGATAGATAGGAAATCTGGGGATCCACGTGTTATAAATGAAGCATATCCAAGTTTATTCAGTTTCAATAGAGCAGATCTAGCCTATAAATTCCACAAGAACTTTAAGGATCTTCTTAAGGAAGCTAGTCCTCTCCTCTTTTAAAATATTACATAAGAGTTAAATAATCTAACAAGGACAACATAGAGTGATTAGGGATGTTGCTGCAGGTATATCCTGGACTCAACTAATCTGTTAGATTACTTAATTTGTTAACCTTTCAAGCTTCAGCTAACTTGGATAATTTGCTCAAATCGAGAGGTATATGTATAAGCCTATTCAATGACCAAGTAAGAGAATAGGTACAAGCCGCAATGGTGGAATAGGTAGACACGAGGGACTTTGTTTAAACATACAATAATGTATGAAGATTACAAAGTATTTGGCCCTTATTTCCGGAAGGATGGTAGACAACATATAATTGTTGTAAAAGATGGTACTAAGCGGACCATTAGCTATCCCAAATTTTTGGTTGAATCTTATTTAGGAAGAAAATTATCAGATCAAGAAACAATAGATCATATAGATGGTAATTTTCTAAATAATGATTTTAAGAATTTACGTATAGTGGAAAGAAAACAACATGCAAAAGATGATTCATTAATTGTTGTTCCTATTGAAACTAATTGTCCTGTCTGTGGAAGGAAAGTAATTGTTAATTCTTCAAGAGAACAAAATCGTGGAAAATTAGTAGGATTCTGTTCTAAGAAATGCTCTGGACTTTATGGTAAATTAATTCAAACAAATAAAACCAAAATAAAAAGGAAATTAGAGTTTAAATATGAAAAATCAAAATTGAGTGCTTTATCAGAAATGGTAAATGTAGAAGACCTTAAATTCGGTGAAGGCTTAACAAGTAAAGTTGATGCTAATACCGAGCCAAGTTCGAAAGAAAAGGTGTAGAGACTAAACAGGGTCAACCTAAACTATCTTAGATAGCATGGTTAAGATATAGTCCAGACCACAAACAGAATTAATTCTGGCTATGAAAATAGTAGTGGTATGAAAATCCCTTGGGCAGTGATGTCCGTGTGGGTTCAACTCCCACTTGCGGTACTAACTTATTATTATACAATAAAAAATATAACCAATGCTAGCAGGGAAATTAATTATTAAAGCTCTAGAAGATTTTGGGATATTAGAACAATTTTGCATAGGCATGTTCTTTGCTTCTAAGAAAGAGTGTAGGGAATCTGATAAGCCCATAGAAGAAATAGTAACTAGGGGCAAAGAATTGATATTACAAGAGGCCACACTCCCAAATGTATTAGATCGGGGAAACATCTCTATTTTTCTAAGAGAATCCTTTAAAAGGAGGCAAGGAGCAAAGTTTCATAAGATTATTTATAAAGATATCCCTCCTATACTATCTGAGGCTGCTTTGTTATGGAGAAACAGATTTTTTAAGGATTTTATACAATTTCTTATAGAGGAAAATGTAAGATATTCTTTTGAGAGGAAAATTTTTGATATAGATGGAGCTACTTTTGAAGACATATCTCAAGGAGGAGTCTTTGCCTCAATAGCTCCCGCTAGATGGATTAGTGGTACTATTAGATATTATACTAATGAGAATAGCAATTGGAAGAATATAGATGAAAGATGGAAAGCTCGTTATAATCAATTAGATAATATCTATAGTGATGAAGCCGATAGATCTTGATTTTGTTGTCAAATTTCTGAAAGAAAATAATATTTTTATATGCTTTCAGGAATTATTATATGCTGACCAACATCTTAGCTTAGAGGAATATGTTACATACTGTTCTGAGAAGCCTGGAATATTCATAGAGGTAGCCTTCTTTTGGGGTAAGAATGGGAAAGGAGAAATTCCATTTTGGTCAAATATAAATGATAAGTGGCTAGAAAGAATTAAACACAAGTAATCTATTTAATTAAAATAATATATTATGAAAAACTTTTTAGCAGGTTTATGGATGCTTCTAATACTATTTAGTATTGGATGTGCTGGTACTCTGTTTTATACAGGGTATAACATGTGGGGAGTAGTTGCTGCGGTTGTGACGGTAACTAATCTTGTGGCCTTTTTTGCCAACAAGAAACTTCCTACACTTAACAACATAACCGATTAAAAAGCAGAGAAAGTGTCTTATATTTACGTAAGACACTTTCTTTTTTTTTAATATATTGTGTCTAGATAATATTATGACTAAGGAAGAATTAACTGAGGACATTATAAGAAGACTAGGATTACGTTCTTTTCTTTTAAATGAAATAAACAGCTTTCTAAAATGTTCTACACACATACCAAAACTTGAGAATGCAGAAGATGTTTATCAAGATTTTCTAAGAAAACATGCTGGCAAGGATTTTCTATGGAGGTTAGTGACCTCGATAGGAGTTACTAGTTGGAATGAGGCTATAATTGAATATGAATATAACTGGGATCAAAGAGCTCATGAACTATCACCAGAAGTCTCCAGTTCTTCTAATGCAAACGGAACGATTTATAGACTTTGGGATATGTACTATGATAGTTCAGGGATTACGACAAATACCTGGAGAAACATTAAGTTAAAGCCTTAATTATAAAGGTCTCTTAGTTCAAGGGATAGAACAGGGGTCTTCTAAACCTCTAATTCCAGTTCGAGTCTGGAAGAGACCACCTAACCATAATTTTATTAATTTTAGAGATATGAAAATAAAAGTAGGAGACACTGCAAAGGTTCATTTAACAAGTGGGAGAGTATTAACTAAGGTAGTAGAGGATAGTCAGGAGATTACGCACTGGAAATTTACTTATAGAGGAGTAGTTAAAACTGCAGAGGATGGATATAAACTTGAAACCATCAAAGTCTATCTTAATGAAGATGGATCTATAAATGAAATTTCTGCAACAACTAAAGTTGGTATTTCCAAAATAGAATATCCTGAAGCTCAGAAACGTGAAGAAGAATCTCAATCCTCAGAGCCATCAGTAGTATCCAGTTCTTCCCTCTTTGAGAAAGGTTTGAGAGAGATGGGATTATGGGGAGTAGTATGGAACTATGTTAAAAAACAACAAATATTTTCTATTAACTCAGAGGAAGAATTTAAAAAAATCTGTGAAAAGAATGATAGTCCTTCCCTAATCAGAAGGATTCTCTCATATCCAAATACTGAGGAAGGTAAGGGTGTGTGGGAATTAGTAGAAAAAGAACTGAAAAACTTTTATAAAAAATCATAAGATGGGAATATACTGGACACAAGAGAGAAAAGAAAAAGTTCTAGCAATTCTAAGAACATACAAAGATGATTCTTCCAGGGGTAGAATGGGCAGACTCTTTAAAAAAGTCTGGCCTGATTCAGCACCCACAACTGCTTATATGAGGTGGAGAAATCCTGTTTGGGAGAAGACTCTTAAAGAAAAGGGCTTCTCTAACTTTATAATAAATCCGAATCCTGGCTACTTTGCTAATCTTTGTAAGCAACCGAATATTTTGAAGGAAATTTTCCAAGAAATCATGAAATTTCCTCATAATTTACAGGCAGGATTTGAAAGTGCTGCTAAATTATTGCAAAGATCTGGCATGCCTGTAACTTATCATTCAATACGTAACTCTTGGTATGATAAAGAAGGTGAATTATACCAATATAGAATGAAAGATGCAGATGACGTCGTAACAGCTGGGGGTCATGTAGTACTTTTCCACTACAAAGTACTCCGCAGAAACAATAAAAGAGAAATTCCTGATTCTGAACATCTTCTTGAATTTTAGAGTAAGTATTATTAGATTAATATATACCTAGAATATCTAGGTATATAAGCCCAAGTGGTGGAATAGGTAGACACGTCAGATTTAGGATCTGATGCAGAGATGCGTGCAGGTTCAAGTCCTGTCTTGGGTACTATAAAATTAACTACAGCAATAAGAGGGGGGGGGGTAAGATCCTTCCTTATTTATAAGTAATCAATCCCTTTTATTATATGAAATACTAATACAACTAAAAAATTAATTA